GGTGTTCCTGCATTTCAGAAACAGCATTTTCAAGACTCCCTTTTTGGTAGAGTGGGCCTTGTTGGTACTGCCATTTCTGAATGTCAGGATTATCAAGCCGCATGAACGCAAATTTGTTTACTTCAAGCACAACATCACTGATAGGAAGGAACTTTTGAATTTTTCTCACCAAATTGATGTGTGTTTGGAGCAACTGATTCGCGGTAGGCGTAAGCCATCCTTCCGGTCTTGTGCGATTGGTGTACTTTGCTTCTTTGTTTTTAATACCAATGCAGAGTACATCTTTCTTATAACCCGGAAGGCGACGTTTGATGATGCCAATTTCTTTTGCACGTTTGCTAGGATTCTTACTTTGAGCAGTATCTTGCTTCACGCACTTCTTAGAAATGGTGCCATTTGCCTTAGCTCTCCGCTGACGGCGACAACGTCTGCCGTTTGTGCGTCTTGCACGGCGGGCTTTTTTACGGTCTTGCATCAATTTTGGAACCTCTTTGTTGCGAGTTTCCAGATGTGCCGTAAAGACTGCCGTTCCATTTGCTTTAACAACGGCAACGCCGATATTGGTTCTACCAGGGTCAATGCCTAAATATAGGGGCTGCACTACATCATTGGTTTCATACAGCAGTTGGATGGTAAACGGTTTTGCTCTTACGACTCGTGCTTTCTGCTCTTTAAGCAGGTGGCGCACATGTCCGCCGCGAGTCGTAGGCATCAAAGGTTTACCGTCTTTGTTAAGTACATAAACAGTGGACATATTCGCCACCTCCTTTACGATAAATCTCTCCTGCCGAAGCAGGAGGTTGTGTTTCCCTTGGCTAGATGACGCCTTCGCATGGTTGCAAGCTGGGAAAACCGTACAAGTGCAGCTCGTCATCTTGATGTACAAAAGTACATCCGCCTGTGATATTGAAGGAACTTAGTGGGATGGGGTCATTCCACTAAAATTCTTCAATACCCCTAATGCCGAGGAGTGAGAGACCCACCATGCCGATAAGCAAAGTGAGGAGTCCAAGTCCAAAAGCAAAGGCAATATATTGAATTACGTCGATGAGTTTAAGCCATTTTGCGACTGCAGCGCCTAAAACAATCAACAGGCCAAAGCAGCCGGTCAGATAAATGAGCAAGCCAAACTGTGCAGTTCTGCTAAAAAAGGATTCAAGTGTTTTCATGATAAACTCCTTTCATACTTTTTATGGTATACGATTCGCAAGAGCCTGCAACAGGAAAACAAAAAAAGCTGCCCAGCCGAAGCTGGACAGCTTGTGTGTTGTAGTATTTTAGCGTTTGTTGTCTCTCTCTTGTCTCCTGCGTTCGCGCTCCTCATACTCTTTTTTCTGATACTTGAGTCGTTCATTCAGCAGGAAGGAGTTTTCATCGCGAGTCATTTGCAGTTTTACCTCGTACCAGCAGCCGTAAAGAAAGGCTGCCAGAATGCAGAAGCCAACGATTTTGACTAAGAGGTTGAAAAGAACGTTCACAATAACCGGGAAAATATAGCCGATGGCTTTGGCGATAAGCAGGATGAGCCCACCGAAGACAACGATTTTTGCGATTGTCTGAACAACGGGCGGGAAATCGCCCAGGACTTTGGAAATGGTATCGTTAATTTTGGTGATGATATTAGTGTTTTTGCCACCGTTGTTATTATTTTCTGCCATGTCGGTTCCTCCTTTTTGTGCCAATTATAGCATATATCGGTACAAAACGCTACACTCCACATGAGGAATCTTGATGTTTAAGCAATAGCTCAACAAAAAATGCCGCCACCCTTTCGGATGACGGCAAGTGATGTTATTTCTTCACGGGGATATTCTGGTCAAGAATAACATCGAAGTTGTAGTGCGGCATCTTAGACGCATCACCACCAGCAGCTTCGAGGGTCATGTAGAAGTCCTCGTCATTCATAGCCTGCACGAGAGTGTTCATCTCGTCGCAGGTATGTTTGAGCATAGGACCGCGCTTATTGCAGAACATCACAGCCGAAACAGGCTGAATGCCCTGTGCAACCATGCCATCCCAATGAGTCCGCAGCTCGGTTACAGACTTCAAAGTAGCAACGCCGCTCATGAAGTCATAAATCTTGCAGTGGGACTCGTCGATATGTTCCAGAACGTCGATACGAGTCCGGTTTGCGTACAGAGGGAACTGGAGTTCAACTTCATTCCCGGTGTCTGCAACCAGCCGATTTGCAAAATCCTGCGCATATTTCTCAAGAGTGAGAGGCTCGCTTTCGAGAGGCTTCACGTTTTCGGCAATAGCGTCGAAAATTTTACGCCATCCCTTGTCGCTCAGGTCGATATCCGACTTGTTGGCGAGGGTATTCAAGAACCCACGCGGCAGACCGGAAATATCAACAGCAACAACGCCGGTGAAAGCGTTGAAGGCCGGGTGACGAGCCTTGTCCCAGATGGTATCAAACTGAGCGGTGGCGATAACACGCTCGCCGAGCTGGATATCCAAGCCTTGCGTAAGCATGTTGTTCTGGTAGAAATGCTTCAAGTCATAGCCACCAGTAACAACACCTTTGGTCGCATCCGTATCCAGCTGACCACACTCAACCTTGACAGGAATCTCGTACCCATCATAGTCAACAGTGAAGTTCTTTTCCTTCTGCTTCTCCTTATACGGCTGGAAAATGGGCTTGACGAGCACATCGCACGTCTTGCCATTCGCCATATGGAAATCAGGAATCAGGATACGGGCGGGAGCAACGCCGGTAGCGTCAGGTGCCAAGTAATTGCGGTACTTGACACCAAAGTGCTCAGCCAGGCAGGTACGCAGCACGTTCAGGCTGGTGACCCGGCTCTCAGCGCAGCTGCCGTTCTTGGTCAGCATGGTGCTGGCGGTAGCCTTGTCCATCTCCACATAGATGATGGTAGAAGGAGCGCCAAGAGCCTTAAACTGCTCACGCATAACGACATCTGCCATAGGAATCTCTTCCTGCTCGGACATCGTCATGGTCGTGGCGAACGGGCCGTCAACGCGGTGATAGCTGTCCTCTCCAGGCTGCTTGGAAGCGATGAACCAGGGATACTTGTTGCGGGTGGCAACCAAAATGAAATTGTTCAGGCCAACGCCATGGATGCACAGCGGGCCCTCATTGCTGTGGCCGTTGCCAAACTGTAGGTTTTCCGGCAGCTTTTCCTTAGACATACCATTGCCCCAGTCGGCAATAACCACACCGATTAGGTTTTTGGCATGGCCTTTCACAATCGCGACCAAGATGTTAATGGCATCTTTGCAATTAGAGATGGCATTATCAACCGGCTCACAAGCGGCATCGCTCATGGGTAACTTCTGGCGCGAAATAGCGTCAAAGTAATGGTTGGTGATGCCGACGTTGAAAGTGATGTTGTTATTCTTCTTAGCCATAATATAACCCCGTAACGTGGGGCTGCCGTGCTGCTCTCGAATTTATCTCCACAGCAATGTGAGCCCCATATATCGGGGATGTTATTATTCTTTTTTGTTGTTTGTTTTGCAGGAGCCGCTGGCGATATCAGAAATCGCTTCTTTGACAGCTCCGAAAACGTCAGCTGATTTCAGAAAGTCTTCGGCCAATCCTTTGATGTGGCTGTAATTTTTGAAGACTTTCTTGACAAGAAATGCGCCAGCGATTGATACTACTGCCAAAAGCAGCAGAAATTTCGCGGCATCGGTCAGTTTCACTTGCTCCAGCAGGAGCGCGAGTATCACACCATCTTTGCTCAGCTAGGTTTTAATTAGACCGTGAACGAATGAACCATAGTCAGCTGTATATTGTTTGGCTTTGGCTTCGTGGCTGCTGATGATGGCGTCTACTCGCTAAATTATGTTTCGAATCATGGTAAAGTCCTCCTTGAAGGTTTGTAATTGTTATACGGTATATATAAATACGCTCTTAACGCGGCGTTCGCGTGCAGGAACATTTATATAAACACATTGACGCTGTGTACGCGTGCTATGTTGATTAGCATAGCAATTCTATATAATCAGCCTTTCCTTCGGCTGTCAGAAGTCCACATTCCGTGGGATGAATCTATATTAAACGCAGAAAATCTGCGGGAATCCTCAAAAAGAAAAAGGACAGAAACCCAATATGGGCATCTGTCCTTCTTCCAGGAGGTATATGAACTATGGCAAATCAATGATATCTCTGTTACATTATCTATTCTATGGGTATCGCACGTGCCGTCAACCCAAAATACCAAGTTTTTACGAAAATAATATATACGACACATCGTACAATTTAGAAGACCGGATATTTAGTTTCCTGAAATGGTGCAGGCAAAAGACACCGTGCCGCTCCAATCACCGGAAGTAAGATTAGCTTTTACCGTATAGTTTGAGGTGATACTAGCCAAGGCATCGTCACGTTTCCACGTTGTTTTGGGTGTTTCCACTATTATCGGGAAATCGCAAAAAATGTCAAAAAGAAAAAGCCGTCCACCAAACGGTGAACGGCTTTCGTGACAATTTATACTGCGGCGAGAACTTCTTTCAAAGTCATTTTGTCAATGCCTGCAAATTCTACAGCGGCAGTAGCCCAAAAGAAATCGCTGGCGCGGCATTCGTCGTATATCGGGTCAAATTCGTTACATTCGGTTTTGATGTCGAAAAATTCTTCACGGGAGAATCGTTCACACGGAATCCCTGCATTCCTCTGTACGAAATCTTTAATTCCATCGGTCATAATGGAGCAGCCAATCTCAAGGGTGTCGTCCGAGAGACTATCCCCATATGTGTTATATGATAGACCATAGTGAGATACATAGGTTGCGCGGCTTGCACCAGTATATTCGCTCTCGAGAAATTCACTAACAGTCTGCTCCAAAGATACCTTTCCATCTTCGTACAATTCACCAGAATAATCATACGGGCAATCATTGCTGCGCCATTCATAATGAGTGGGAATGGGGTTCAGCATTGCTGCCAAACTCTCCAAAAGCTGCTCTCTAATTACATCCTTCTGAGCAAGAAAAAGCGAATTCACATATTCTGCGATTTCATCTTCATTCTGCTTGATATAGTCGATACATTGTTGCATGCTTTCGGTAACAGGAGCTTCATGTGATTTCATTATTGATACCTTCTTTCTATTATTTTAGTGTACGCGATTCGCACATATTAGCAAAAGCCGCCCACCCGGTAAAGGGCAAGCGGCAAGAGGTTAAGATTTGATGTACAAGGACGTTCCCTTAAACGGATTCAAGAGACCGGGCTTGTACTTGGTGCGGACGTATTCTGCGATTTCAGCGTCCGGCATGGCGCTCAAGACATCAAGCCAACATTCGGCATTGATTCCCATAAGACCACCCATGCCAAGTGCATTTTCACAGAGCTTAATGTCAGAGGCAAATTCGCCGTGAAAGTCACAGGACTCCGCAGCCTTGATGATGCGGTCAAAGTCATACATACCACAAGACTTCCTTACTGGCACATGGCCTTGAGGTCGTCCTCACTCAGAACGGGCACGCCCAGCGAATTTGCCTTATCCAGCTTGGAACCGGCAGCTTCACCGGCAACGAGATAGCTCGTCTTCTTGGAGACACTTCCGGAGACTTTGCCGCCATGCGCTTCGATATAAGTCTTGGCTTCATCGCGGCTCATGGAAGGCAGTGTACCGGTAATAACGAGTGTCTTGCCAGCGAGCGGCGCAGACTCATCATTGGCACCTGCCGGAGCATGGTAGTCAAGATTGACACCGGCATCATGCAAGGTATTGACTTCCTGCGTAAATTCAGCGCTGGAAAGCATCGCATCGAGCGCAGCATAGATAGCATCAGAAAAGCCGGGAATGTTGTACTCCTTGATGGTATCTACATTGAGCGTGGACAGTGTCAGAAGGTTGCCGTTCGTAGCCTTGCATTGAGTAAACAGCGCACGAGCAACATGACCGCCGATGAGACGGTAGCCAAGGCCCTTGAGGACGCGGTCGGCATTCTGCTCCTTGGACTTTTCGATGGCAGCAAGAACCTTCTTGGCAATCTTCGCGCCATACATGTTGGTCAGCTCACCTTCCTCCTCATAGAGCCAGTACAGGTCAACGGGGTTCTCAATGAACCGGCTGTCAACCAAGTCCTGAATCATCTGAGGGCCAAGTCCCTTGATGTCCATGCAGGGCTTCGAGGCAAAGTGGATAACGCGATTCACAGTCTTTGCCGGACAAGCGTCATTGGTGCAGTAGAGGTCCACAGAACCGTTGACCGGTGCGATAGGCGCACCGCAAACGGGGCAGACCTGCTTCGCCATGTCATAAGGCACAGCGTCTGTCGGGCGCTTTTCCAGCTCCACCATCGTGATTTTCGGGATGATGTCACCGGATTTGTGCAGGACAATCGTGTCACCGATACGGATATCCAAAGTCTTGATGAAGTTGGCGTTGTTGAGCGTTGCACGCTCCACACGGGTTCCGGCAAGCTGGATAGGGTCAAAGACCGCGACAGGAGTGACGCGGCCGGTACGACCCGTCTGCAGCTGGATGTTGCGCAAGACAGTTCCTTTTTCCTCTGCGGGATACTTGTATGCAATAGCCCATTTCGGGGTTTTGGTGCGCTCGCCCATCTTCTGGCGAATGCTCAGTTCATCGACTTTGATGACTGCGCCGTCAATCGGGTAATCGATATCATAGCGTTTTTCCTCAATGTCGTGAATGGCTGCCAAGATGCTATCAATGTCATTGCAATGAGCGTAATAGGTGGTCTTAAAACCGCAGATGTCACGCAGATAGTTCAGCTGGTCACAATGATACGGGCTGAACTGTGCTGCATCACCATTGTTGACGCTCTGAACATTGAAAACGAACACCTGCAGATTGCGTTCCCGTGCAATAGACGGGTCAGCCTGACGCAGAGAGCCAGCAGCGCAGTTGCGGGGATTCGCAAAGAGTTTCTTCCCTGCTTCCGCCTGCTTTGCATTGGCTGCTTCAAAGTCCTTTTCCGACATATAGCACTCGCCACGGAGTTCGATTTTGCCGATACCCTTGGGCAGCTCGATGCTGCGAGGCAGGCAAGTGAGGGCTGCGACATTGGCGGTCACATCCTCACCGACATGGCCGTCACCGCGCGTCGAAGCCTGGGTCAGATAGGCAAGACCATCGTCAGAACGTTCGTAGACAAGAGACAAGCTCAGACCGTCGATTTTGCGCTCCACAGAGAAGGTCACATCGGAGTATTCAGCTTTCACCGAATCCACAAAGCTGCGGACCTCATCATCGGAAAACACATCAAGCAGAGAAAGCATCGGTACACGGTGTTCAACCGGAATACCGAGAACACGCTTGCCGCCAACAACCTGTGTAGGGCTGTCAGCGGTCACGAACTCAGGATGTGCCGCTTCGATATCACGAATCTCGTGCATCACGGAATCGTATTCCTCATCCGTTACAACAGGAGCATCCTGCTCATAGTAGGCGGCACTCCATTCTTTGGCTTTGGTGCAGAGATTATTATAATGTTCCTTGATGGAAGAAATAGACATGTTGTTAGACATAACATTTTACCTCACATATGTATTGTTTTGTTTTTTGTGAACCTCCCCACCTAAGCCTTACGGCTATAGACGGTGCGTGCGCTCTTCATAGTTCATCAAAGGGTAATGGTTTGAGATTCCGTTGTGGCCTGGCTGACATCTTCAATACCATCCACGAAAACTGTTGTTCTGATAAGGATACGGAAAGGAACGCCCTTTTGCCAGGTGGTGTTTGCACGGAGTTCATCCACCAGGCCAATCAGTGCCTGCATCTTGAGCATTTCGATGGTATAGCGAGTCGGAATCATGGTTCGGGTCGTCTCGAGATAAAAATGCCGATTTTTCTCATTGTATCCGAGAGAATCGTTCGTAACATCCATTTTTGCAACAACGGTGTAGTCGCTCTGCGGGACATCGTTGAACGGCGTGAGAGAATCATTGAGAATCTGCATGCGAGCGTCGAACTCTTTGATGATGCGAGCCTTCTCTTTCTCATAAATCTCGTTTGCCTGTCGAACCTGCTCCCGATAGCACTTCACGCACTCTTCTTTCGTGTAGAAGATGTTGACGGAAGTGCCGGAGCAGCAGCGATACCCGGTGTTGTCCAATGGGGCAATGACGGTTGAAGAAATCTTACCCCGATTTACCGGCCGAAAATAGACCGGAGAATAATAGATGGCTTTGCTCGTTTCTTTTGCGTCCGTTACAACAACCGGGGTAGGTTTGATGTTACGAATCGGCTTTTTGGTCGGGTCCGCATTTGCGCGATAATCGCAAATCCAGACCATTTTGCCGAGGACGCTTTCAAGGTTCTCAACATAATCGTACATGCCGAGGTCATTGGTCTGGCGCGTAGGATTCTTTTCTCCAGAGCCCTTAATCATCAGCTTGACGGCATTTTTAGCGAGGTATTCATTCAGCTTCATGGTATTTTCCTTTCTTTCAACGAGCGTTTGTGAGTACGGCAACAACCAGCTCCTCGTAGTCTTCGATGGCACAGTAGATGTCAGCGAAACCATAGGCGTGGCCACGGTCGTAGGCTTTTTGCCAGAGGATGGTTGCAGCCTTTTTGGAAATGCTGCGTTTCGTTTCGGCTTTGATGTCTTCCTGAATTTGAAGTTCGATAGCTTCCGAGATGTGTTCGATTTCTACATTCTGCGCCTTCTTCAGCCGAGAGCATTCCGCATCCCAGGCTTTCTGTCGGCGAACGGCCTCTTCCCTGTTCCAGCGCACCGATTTCTCTTCGTCGATGATTTCACCGTCTTTCGGGCGTTTAGAGTTGGGCCTTGCTGGTCTTTTCCAAGCAGTTTCGAGTCGGTTGCCAAGATTTGTCCATACGTTATCCATAGTTAAACTCCTTTTTTGTACGCAAAAAGGCGAACCTCCCGGTGTGGGAAGTCCGCCCAAAAGCGAAGTGTGAATTGTACGAGCACACAGTGTGCTTAGTAGATGGTATCTATCGTACAAGCTAAATTATACGGGTCTCGCACGAAAGCGCAAGATTATTCATCCATTGCTACAGTCACCAAACAGCAAATTATATGCTTTTTCGATTTCAGAATCAGACATGGCCTTCCCTTTTTCTTCAATGCTGTGCAGAATTAGAGTCTTGTCGCTCTCCGCATCCGGCACGAAGCCAAGAATCACATCCAGCTTGTTGCGATTCTCGTCCTGTGCAAGATACTCTTTGATTTCGGACCACTGCGCATCACGCTGGTTCAGAGCGTCAACGTTCTGGACACAGAACGGGTACTCACTTTGCGGCATAGCACCGGAAAGGTATTTGGTATCGTCGCAATACATCTTGATAAGCCGGACAATGTAGTTCCTTTCCGCTTTGGTTCTTGAAGTCAGAATATTGTTTGTACTCTGGTATTTGTAGTTATTTCCAACAGCTTCCAGTGACTCTGCAATCTGCCGGAAACTCAGCATTTCGTTTGTGGCCTTGTCATGCTGCGACACGGTGGAAGCATAGTATCCTTGTTCCGTTTCGTTTGCTTCTACCACGGCAGCGAGATTCGAGTCAATATGGATGAGCCGTTCACTGTTATCCCCTTGCGCACGAATTGTGTTGTTCACTTTCGCAATCCAACTGTCAGTTTCCGTAGCATCATCGCCCGCATAGAGATAGGTTACAATATCCGGGTTAGTAGGGTTCGGAAGCTCCGCACAAGCCAAGGTCAGATTCCGTCCGTATTCTTTTGCCTGGAGATACATGTTCGGATAATCGTCTTGTATTGTCTGAGCGATTGCCTCAACCTCGGCCTCGTCTTTTTCAATGACAAGGCCGACAGTGGCTACCTGCTCTTCAATGTTGAACTGCTTCAAAATATCCTCGAGGTCGAATACAATAGCTTCTTTGTTGTTTGTATAGAATCGGATTTTCATAGATTTTCCTCCTGGCAACAATAAAAAAGGCAGGCCCTCGGTTGGAAGGTCTGCCAAAAAACAGTTTGAGAATTGCAAAAAGGTCATTATGCGGCTTTGATTGCTGCGTTAATCACCGTATACGCAATATCCAGAAGCCGAAACGCAAGGACTTCAAAAGATAATGCTACCAGCAAAAAGCAAAACACAAATTTTTGTTTGTTCTCACCCTGGAAATAGTACATTCCAAAGCAGGACGCGATGAGAACGCAGAGAAACACAACGACCCAGATAATATCAGCCATTGTCCTGATTTTGATTCTGCTGAGTCGGCTGGGTCTTGACTTCAGCAGGAGCATTCGGAGTCTGATACTGAACATTCTGGCTCGGCTCTTTGGAAGTTTCGGGGGCCTGGTACTGAACAGTACTGGGGTTGTTCTGCTGTTCGGCTTTCTTTTCCTCATATTTGGTCTTGAGCTGAGAATAGGAATAGCCATCCTGCGGGATACCGTGATACTCATAATGGCCGAAAGCAAGAATCATGTTGAACACCGGATTCAGAAGGCAAAGACCAATCGTGAAACCAATACCTTCACCGAACGCAACAGCTTTCTTGTAGTTGGTAATAGCACCGATGATGAGGGCAACAACCAGGAACAGATTGCCGAGCAGCGGGATGCCAGACAAAAGGCTCAGCAAGACCGGAATCAGAAACAACCAGCCGTTCCCCCAGTAAATGTTGAATTCGATGTAGTTGCTGTAGAACGGGACGATGGATGCCCAGCCAGGCTGCCCGGCCTTCTCAAAAATTTTCCAATTGGCGACGATTTTGAGCACAAAATACGCTATCACCAGAAGAATCATCGTATAGAGCATACCGCCCAAAAGATTCAATGCGCTGTAAGAATTGTACATTTTATATTCTCCTCTTCCGGCATATGAAGCCGGTTTATTTCTTCGTTTCGTTTTTTAGCTGCCGCTGCCGTTCTGCAAGTTCTTTGCCGCGTCTGACCAGTTCCGCATATTGCTCTTCGGTCAGCTTGCGAGGCGGCTTGATTTTGACCCATTTCTTGGGCATATCTGCCTCCATACACCAGTCCTCATCCCGCGTGATTTTAACAGCATCAGGGTATTCTTTGGCAAGCTCTTTTAGCTGTTCCATACGAGCTTTGTTGCAGGTGTAGTAGGATGCTTTCTTCTCTGCATCATTGAATGTGATGATGGTTTCGCGTTCCCAGGGTCCATCAGATGCCTGCGTGGCCACTTTTTTATCGGGCATGATTTTTCTCACCTCAATCGAATAAAATTGCCGACATAGCAGGCCCTTCGCAGATATACCCGCTCGCCTCGGCCCATTTCGGCGTCATGAGCTTGCCATTTGCTTTCACAAGCACCATCTTCCGAGCAGAGGTATTCAGGAATTCCGCCGGAGCCCAGTTATTTCGCACAACGACGACAGCATCGTCGTCCGCGTTCTCAAGCATATGCTTCAGCTCTTTTACCGTCACCGTGTCACCTCCCGTTCAACACATCATCCAGTGCCTGCAAGAAAACTCTGGATTCCTCATTGATTCCGCCGCGACACAGAACTTTCGCAATATCATCAAATCCTACCAGGTACATATTTTCTTCACCCATATACCCTTGCGGCCAGGGAACCGCATAGTAGTTGTGCGGAAAAGAACTTGTGTCATAGCCGACCACAATATATTTCTGGTCTGCAACATTTTTCACCGTCAGGATAGTCCCAAGCGGTAACGCGTCTTTCATGGAATGAGTAGTTGCAGGCATGATTCTCTGAATTTTCAAAACAGCACCTCCCTGATTTTCATTTTATGAGACTCGCACATTTGTGCAACAAAACTAAAAAACAAAAAAGCGGCCGCTCCAAAAGGAACGACCGCAAAGATACGAGTCAGATATTATTCATGGGAATCAGCTTTCCTGAAATCAGAAAGTTGATTCTCAGTGGAACACTGCACGAAAGGAATTCCCTTGCGCGGATTCACAAAAACGTCTGTGGTCGCAAACGCATTGCCAAAATCCATAAATTTTGTGCGCAGGGTACACCGTCTATAGTCGCTTGCGACTTAGGCGGCGAGGAATGCGCTGACTAAGAGTATATTTGAGGTACACTCAGTAAATGCAAATACCCTATGTCTCCTTTTTTGAGTTTTTAAGATACTTTATCCCACGCAGAGCGCATGGGGCTTATCGTTTTAATAATTTTCAGCTTTTTAAGGCTTGTGGATTTTTTACCGCTTTTTGATGGCGTTTTGAATTCTACGTTTACAGAACCATTCTTTTTGGTATGAGTGCCATGGACAGTAAGAATTTCCCCGTTGAGAGAAACCAAATCACCGGGATTGAGGGCCACTTTCTTGCGACGTAGCGCACGATAGCCTTTACGAATCCTTTTTCCACGGTATTTGTGCAAATTTTCAGAATCCTTTTTATGGCTGCGGTTGATTCTACCGTTGAAGAGCTCTTTTCCAGTAGCTATTTCTCCTGTACGAATGTCAATGTAGCGAGAATCATAAAACTTTTCAAGGATGCGATTATTACGCCTTACCTTTTCATAATGTTCAAACGTACAGCGGCAGTTTGGATGAAACTCGCCCATTGCATACGCATCGTTGTTATGACTCTTTTCAAGATGAAGGGCAATTCGCTTTTCCTTGGTCATCGCGCCATAAGTGAATGTGACGAACGGCTTTCCAAAAGCAGCGTAAAGTTCATTAACGATTTGCCAGCGTACAGTGTTCATAAATGCTGCACCAGAAAGGTTGGCAAACTTTATATCTTCACCGAATCCATAGAGCTTGCCGCCTTTTTGATGGTTAGCTGGTGTATGGCACTTCTCGCATACTGTTATAAGCTCGCTGAGACTATTGTCATGGCGACCTTTCCAATAAAACATGTGATGCACGTGCAAAATTGCACCTTCACTGGCTTCGCGCCCACAAACTTGGCAGGTGTAGTTATCACGGTAGAATACTGCTTCCCGCAAGGTTGCTAAATTGTAGCGAGGGCCTTTTTGATAATCTGCGCCTTCTGGTGTAGCTTTACCTTCCTCGATTGCTTTTACAAGCATTGTGTCGAAAGAACCAACTTCAACGGTTGCATGCGTAATAGGCACAACTTCGCAATACATTTTAATGACATTGACGTTGAGTTCTTTCTTATGTTTAAGAGAGGGTGCAAGCCAGCCTTTGTCACGTTTGCGGTTGTCAAAGCGCTTTTGGCGGTAACGTAGCCTGTTTCTGCGAGTTCGGCGCATTCTACGGCAAGCATCGTGACAGCTTTTCTCGTCTTGCAATGTATCATACTGTGCAGATACATACTCGTGAGATTGGCTTTTCACACTGATGCCGATGTAGTTGTAACCGACGTCCTCACAGATTTCAATGGGTTGAATATTCGTTTCGCTGTCATACAGTAACTGAATAGTAAATGGATGATGCTTAATGATTTTTGCTTTTCCGTCTTTCAGAAGATGGCGCACCTTGCCAAGACGGATAGTCGGCATCAGGCGTTCGCCATTCTTACTGAGAACACAAGCGCAAGTGCTCATGCAAGGTACTCCTTTCGTAAAATAGTAATAAAACTATAAGTCAGGGCTTGCGCCCTGTGGTCCACATCGCCAATGTTGTTGTACTGTTTTACCTTTCGGTATGATGTTTGCACGTCTCCTACCCTCAGAGATTTTTAACAAACATCCGCAGAGCTCACCACTTGTGGAGCATGAGTAAGGTGCCTATATTATTAGTACACAACGTAGTTTCCTGCCGCTGGAGCAGCAGACTTAGGCTAATCAACCGGGCTTACGGGTTGCCCTGCAAGCCCCATCTATAACCAGCGGACTGGTTAAGGCGGGGTTGTTGACGCAAACCAATCCGATTCATCCTGGCCCTGCTCACCATAAAGATGAATAACAGGTGCCGGAATAATCAAAGCACGATACTCGTGCGTTTTGCACTGTTGTACAGCTTGTACTTGTAAGTTTTAACAACCATGCGCATAAATAGCGTCCTCCTTTCATTTGAGCTCTACTATTCATGATAGGCAATTCGCAAGCACAGGCAAACAAAAGCTGCCTATCCGAAGATAGACAGCAACTATTTTTTTACTTAGACACCTTTTACCCCACGACTAAAGTCGTAGAGCTTCTGGCTAACTTTTATAGCGATACAAATGCGTTAAGCACATATGAATCATTACAACATGAATGTGTCAATTCTGATTGTTACCCTCAGAATGTTTCTTTAGTGTTGGCCTTTCACCCCACGGTTGAAACCGTGGGCTTTCCCAGCCTTCATTTTGTAAAAGTCAGGAGCTTACCGTGTTCGCCTTGGATGTAGAGTTTCATGGCTTACTTTTCCTCCTTTTTCTTGTCGGCGTTCAGAATCTTTTCCAGAACGTCGTTATAAAAATCGTCAAGGAACAGACCGGTTTCTTCATCCGCTTCCGGAGCAGTGAAAACACCGTCTCCTTCAGCTGAATCCTGTACAGCGTCGAAGACACCGATTGCGCCCCAAAGCTCATCGGCCAGATGGTCATAGCCGAGGTCCTTTACTTTTGCCGAGAGGTCAATCAGCAGCATTTTCTGCCGAAAGAACTTGTTCATATCCAAGCCGATGTAGGGTTTCGCTGCAACATTGTTTTTCTGAGACTTTACTTTGAAAATGCCCCAGTCAAAGTTGCTGTCTGCGCCGTACATATACCCGGACGCAAGGCAGAAACCGTCTGCTGCACTGTCCTCAACGTTGATACCGACTTCATAATCGCTGCCGGAATCCTCGTCAAGGTCAATCGCATAACCTGTTGCCTTTTCGTACTCTGCCTCAATGTCAGTTTTCATGGCTGCCAGTAGAGCGTTGAAATCGGTATTCTGGGAAAGCAAGTTCATGCTTTCGCCTTCCTGGTTTTTAATGAGAATGTACATAGTATTTACCTCCTAACAATCAAATCATGCTATCAGACAATTTGTCGATAGCTGCCGTGATGGCTTCGTTTTCCATCTGAGCAATACGCTCAGACAGATGAGACCAGTCGATGGCATCATAGACACGTTTGACAAACGCATCATAGGTGCCACCGGCCTTCATCATTTCAATTTCAGACTCATAGCAGCCGGACTCCGCAAGTATGAACTTGATATCGTCGGTTGGGTTGATTTGTATTGTTGCTTCGTACTCATTCATTTTGATTATTTCCTTTCTTTTATACGCAAAAAGGCGAACCACCCAAATGGGAAGTTCGCCTAAAGCGCATTGTTAAGTGTGCGAAGGGCAGGGTGCCTTTTCGATAACTGTTATCTATCGTACATTTTTGATTATAGGCCGTTCGCATAAATCCGCAACAAAAAACCGCCACCCAAATGGGCAGCGGTAATGAAAAATTAAATTTCAGCGCAGAACATCGCGAGTTTCTTCCACAGCAAATAGGTGCTGTATCTCATGCGTACCTTTTCAGGAACACCAGTAACCAAACACCATTTGTGAGCAGTGGCTTTGATGCGGGGAATCTGCCTCTGTTCGGCTTCGGTAAACGTCTTGCTGTATAGTCTGCGACGGCGTCCGGAATTCCAAAAGGCTCCTTCCATCGTTTCGCAAATCAGAGCGTACGCCAAATAGCTTTGGGCTTCTTCGTGAGTCAATGTAACCATCGTTTTCATGGCTGTCACCCTGCCTTTCTCTCATTGCGAGCCATGTGCAATGCATAATCAAGAGCATCGGGGTCATCGGCCAAGAATTTGGCTTCCCGAATCGTACCAAACTTCGGGTGCTTCACGATTGGATATTTATCAAAGACTTCCCGTTCCTGAATGAGCGTGCCATTCTTGTATATTACCTCAACGTTATGGGACGGAACCGCGTAATGACGGATGCGGTCACATTCGCCCTTATAGTTGATAGGAGTGATACAGCCGATAGGCTTTCTCTCTTCCATCCCTGTAACGGTGACTAGAAAAGCTTTAATGGTTCGAGCTTCGTCTTCCATATTTTCATCGTAGTACTTGAATGTATTGAACATCGAAGTACCTACTTTGTAAGCATCTTCTTCGAGACAAAGATACGTTCCGTTGTAACGGCAGAACCAGAGCATTGGCACTGCTTTTCCAGTTTCCTGTGCTTCTTTTGCATAGCGCTTGAAAATCTTTATGTCCAGCTTGAAATCCTCGGTGTAATGCTTCACCGTGCTTTTCACGATGAGTTTCAGGAAATCACAGATGGAAATAGCGGTCATAGTCATATTGGAAGTCATAATAAAATCTCCTTTTTAGTCAACCATAACTTTAGAAATATTCATGTCATAGCGGTTGAATTTAGAAATATAGTCAAAAATGGTATTTACTTGAGCTTTTGTTGCGGTTTTGGTCTCATCCATATCGAGGAATGTATTGCCCATCGAAGGATTACGAATGGCAATCCAACCGCGTTTATATAGGAAATCGAGACCCTTGCCGCTCCAGTCATACGCCATATTGAGAACTTCATGGTCAGAAAGACCAAACGCTTCTCGATTGCGCATGATGATGCGGCCAGCCAGGGCAGCGTGCTCGCCAAACTCGCAGGCATACCAGGTGCCATCGGGAGCAATCAGACCATATTCGGTCAGCTGATGCTGAATGGGTCTATCACTGATATAGCTGTTGTACAGTCGCTGACGGCGTTCAACGGATGTGCCTTTCATGTTTGCTTCAATCCAAGAGGCAAGCTTGGTCCAAAAATCGGTTTTGTAGAATTCCGGGTTGGATTCCTGCTCAGGAAGCGGTTCGCCATTGAATTCGGCAACAAGGTCTGGGTGGGTAAAAAGCCATGCACCGTTGTTGAATGCATCAGAATAGCCCGTTTTCCCATAGAGGAAGCACTTGATACCGTCATAGCTGCAATCGATATAATGATGTTTTGCATTGGTGCAGAGCGTTTCATAGCTATCAGTCATAGCAAAGCGGTCAACATAATTGAGCGGATGTGCAATCATATTCTCACGAATTTGATTGACCAGCATCTTGTGTTGAAGCTCCTCAACCTTCTGCCCGAGGGAACGAACATGAACATTGTCATCGACAAGTTCAAACTCATTGACACCAACAAGTTTTTTCCGGCCTTCGATAATGTCCTGGCAAACATGCCTTTTTTCTTCCTCGTTGCCACCCATCATGCAGGAGAGCAGCAGCTCCTCACACTTTTTATACGGTTTGTCCATATTCCAGAACCAGTCACGTGCAATGGCGGTGAGGAACTCACCATCCATACTGAAATGTAGTTGTTCACCCATGTTGGGTAACCTCCCCAATTGTTATGTGTTGTTCTCGACAAAGTCTTCGCATTCCTCGCTGGTCAAAACCACGCCGAAATAGGCAACACGCTTGACGGTGGTTTCCCACACGCGAACGGTGCGTGCCATTGGCTGAACGACCCAGGAATGACAGCGCCAGAGCCCGTCTTCGGAAAGAGCATAGCCCGTTGCAATAAAGCACCGGTCTTTGTTTTTATACCAAAGCCGTGCAGAATTGTAATGGCACTGGCAATCCTGGCCTTTCCTCATATAGCTGCTGCCATAAAAGAACCGGCCGCGTTTGAGGATTTTTGGGGCGTCTTCGTCAAATTCCGTCATGCAGACTTCATCCCCGCCAAATGTGAGGATTTTGTCATGCAGCTTCTTCATAGCATCGAGCGTTTGAGTATCGAAACCAGAAGAGGTGTTGTAAATCTGGCTTTTGGTAAGCCGCATTTTCCAATCCTCGTTCATTGGGTTCCAATGAATCGGCGCAGGCATCTGGTTTGCGGTGAGAATGGGGTGCTTAGAACTATTCCAGCCTTTCATTACAATTTCTCCCTGATAGAACGCAGACAGCTCAGGATTTTTGCATACAAACGGTAACGATTTTCGCCGCTCGGTACAAAGTCACCAAGTTTTTTAGAAATGAGAAGTTTATCAAATACCTCCATAATATCAAAGACGGTGAACAGCTTGTATTGTGCATTTATATGATTCACACGGAACTCGACATCTTCGACAAGATGCCAATATTCCATGCCATACAACATCGCGCCGCTTTCGTTTGCTTTTCGGTCTTGCTCCTCGTCTGCATCGTCACACACAATATAGACACCGTTTTCGTCGAGATAGTTTTCGAAGACGTCGCAGATATCGGAGGCAACAGAACGGATATCGGAATTTGCCTTCACCTCAGGTTCAGGCTGGGCGGCTTCAACTTTGTACTCGATACTGTCGTGACGAAGTGACTCTTCGATGCTATCAAAAACGATGTCCGCGCAGTCGTTATCATCCCGACACGCTTCGAAAATGTTTTTGACGGATTCGATTGCCTCTTTGGAATCGGAGTTTCCCTCAACAGAGAACTCCAAAGGAACCAAGGCAACAACTTTGTATTTATTCTTCATGATTTTTTCTCCTTAGTTTAACAGGATGCCGCAGCATTTGTTTAAGGCAAGTGCGCTTGCAGTGAGAGCAGCAACCTTCTCAAAGGTAATGCTCTCCGCAATTGCACAGACGCTCATAACAATGAGCAGAACAGCTGCCACAGCAGATACTATTACTATCTGACTCTTGATGCCGGTTTTCATGAGCTTTTTCTCTTTCTGTTTATGCCCTTATCGGAGCATATCAATGATTTTTCCAACCAACTCATCATTGGTCACGAACTGATTACGTCCTTTTGCACCGAGCGATACAGAGGAGTAATCTTTCATACTGGCGGCATAGCGAACCAGGTTCTTGTCAGACAAGGGCTGATAGCAACTCTTTTCAGTGCTGACGTAAACGCACTTATTGTTGAGAACGTTCCGAATGTGGCCAGAGCAGCCAACACGCTTACCGTTGATGATGATGCTGTGTAGGTTATGGGTTAGCATAAGGTCTTTGCTTTCGGTTTCTTTTACCTTTAACTGGTTCAAGAGTTTTCGGGACAGATAAACGGTTGCTTTCATTGTGACTTCCTCCTAATTCAAATGAAGTATTTGTAAGCGGCAGTTAAGCGTTTGCGGTACAGGTCTAACGTGGTCAGCCCTCCTGCATAGACTTTGCGGGAAGAGATTATCACGTTGGTTCCTGCTTCCATATGGGAGAAGAACATCGAAAGGCAATCTTCCAGGCTGTCGCTTGTAGTGAGAGTTTCGTACACCGGATATGAGTATTTGGCGGCCTTGCTGTATGTGCTATTGAGCTCATACACGAAGAACATCACCTGTCCCGTAACGGTGTTGGGGTCATAGCCATTGCCATAACACCAGTTGAAAAGGTCTGTCTTTCGGCTATAAGTCCATTGCAGGAGTCCATAGCCGCCATCCGAAGGGTTTTCGGCCGAGGCTTTAAGACCGCTTTCCATCGACATGCAGCCCATCACTGCGGCAGTACCGGCCTTTGAAAGGCCAGCGGACCGCAGAGCTGTGTAGATTTCAAGCTCATTGTCGTTGAGATTATCTGGAATTGTTTCGGGTTTCGGTTCAGCTTCTTCGATGGCTGCTTCTGCGGTCTCAATCCGTGGTTCCGGTTCTGCAGCATCGGAAGATTCGACCTCAGCAGTTGTAATTTCCTCCTGTGCTTCTTCGGAAGTTTCCGTTATCGGGAACGCTTTATCGAGCTCATTCACCGTTTCAATGGGAGTGGAAAAAGCGATAGGTTCGGTTTTGGGAGCTATGTTTTCCTCTGCGTGTGCAGGAACAGAAAGCATAAAACCCATGCAGGCGATGATGGTAAAAATACACATCACCGCGACGACAACCAGGACATGCTTGTTCCGAAAAATGCTGTTATTATTCTTTTCGACTTTCATTTTGTGACTCCTTTTTTGTGTCTTTTCCTTGTAGCGGAAGATTGTGATTTGAGATTTGTGGTTTGTTTTGAATTCCTCCTTTTTCTGTAAACAAAAAAAGGCAGGCCCATCATGAAGATGAGTCTGCCTTGAATGAGAACAGAATTATGAATTGTACGAGCACGCGGTGTGCAAAGTAGATGTTATCTGTCGTACAACTTTAATACTATGGAATTCGCAAGGATGTGCAAGAGCTTTTGATGTGCTTCTTTTTCAGGCTTCGTTAAGCCATTTCTGAGTGATATCCATGATTTGATTCTGAAATTCCGGGTCCGGCAAGGTTTTGCTGTCTGCCCAAATTGAGTTACGGACGATTGGGTAATTGTATACAACGCCGTCAACGATATAGGGCCAAAGCACAACTTCGCCGCCCACAAGCCAAAGTTTCTGGATTTTGACGGGTTTCTCGTATCTTGTGAGCCAGCATTCACTGGTCACGACAGAATCCGCCACATATTTCTGTGTTTCTTCCTCGGTCAAGAGATTCGGGTCTTCGTCCTTGATGTTGTACATTCGGACAATGAACGGTAACGGCATGTCCTTGGAGTATTTTTTGTTCTGACGCAGCTCAGCGAGCAGGAATTTTGAGACAAAATGCGCAATGCCGATGCTGGTCAGGCAGTCGTCAAGGGTATGCCCAAGACAAATTCTTGGGATTTCCTGGTCCTCCCCTTTCATCCGATTCGTTGGTATCTGCGGAACAACATCGTCCGGCAGGCATCCGGTGTCTGCCATGATATGATAAAGAATCATTGATGTTTCCTCCTGAAATAGAAAAAATAGCAGGCCCTCAAGAATCGAGAGTCTGCTTTGTTTGCACGATTTATTCTATCGTGCAGTAGATGTTTTGCTTGGTCCGCACACGCAGACAGCCCAACAGGCATCGTTCAGAACGTCTTGTCGTCAGGAACTAGCAGATACATCCAGGACTGTGGTGCTCGCTTAACGCCGAGCTCTCGCAGCGACATATCCATAGATTGGACATCAGAAACGTTCCAGCAATAAAGAGTGCCGGACTTATTGCCGTATGCAATCAGCTCATTTGCGGTAAGGCAGCTGTCCTTCACGAATTGAGCGGTCTTTGCGGTCACTTCCGTACCAATAGCATATGCCGGAAGCTCACGCAGGCAATCGAGTGTATTGATGTCACGGCAAACAAATGCGGCAGTCACTTTTCCAGCACCACCGTTAGCTTTGGTTTCGTAGCAAAATACTACAAAAGGATAGCTAATTTCCCACGGCATAGTTTTTCGGACCTCAATAGTCTTTTCTCCGCTCAGAATTTTTTCAAGCCATTGCTTCTTGATGCTGAGAAGAACGGCTTTATTCGAGTTAATTTCAAGGGCTTTATTGATATTCGAATTAAGCATTGTTATGCTCCTTTCACACTTCGGGTATTTTTTATTTTTGGTGGGATTTCTTACTGACGCAAGCCCACGACTTTAGTCGTGGGTTATTGACTTGTTTTTGGAGCGTCACCATTTATGGAACGGGTTCAAAAGTCCGGGACGGTATTCGTTATCGACATACATCTTGATGTCGTTATCGTCCAGGGCATCCAAAATGTTCATCCAGCATTCCGCTTCGACGCGCATTTCACCGTCCATTTTCAAGGCCCTGTCGCACTGAACTAAGTCTGCTCGAAAAGAGTTCACATAGAAGCAATCTTTTGCGGCAGCCGCGAACCTGGTAAAGCTGTTCTTGGTATTTGTGGTCATAGTATTCATCCTTTCTGAAATATTTTTGTTTCTAATCAATACATACAAAAAAAGAAGCAGGCCCTCAAAAGAGAGTCTGCTTACTTGTGCATGACAGATTGTTAATTTAATGTTCAATTAGGAGGTAAGTGATGGTATCTGTTATGCAATTATTATTTTAGGCGGTTCGCACATTTGTGCAAGTAGCTTTTTAACTTCGTTTGTTTTTGGTTGAAGCACTGTTCCAACCCTTAGACTTGTGCTTTTCAGAGCTGTCGCCTTTGAACATTTCGGATACTTTACTGCCATCGTCTTCCGCATGAGCAATATATTCAGCCGCAAGAATTTCATACTGTGCGCGGGAAATCCCGGTTTGCTCTGTAAAATTTATGAATTCATGTTCAAACGCCAAACTGAGTGTTATTAAGACGCGATTGGCAAGTTCTTGCCGGAATTCATCAACGGTGCCATCAAATTTTATTGTGCGGTCGTCATCATCATCTGTGAAATCATCGGCCGCAGTATTGACGGCATCGCTAAAAAATGTAGTCATATCGTATGCCATATCGGAAGGGCTGATGTTAGGGCTACCATTCGCGTCTTTTTCGTTCAGTTTAACCTGGAGTAGCCCTTGTATGATGCTGTAGCGCATCAGAAGCACTGACATTGTTGATGTTGGCTCGAAATTTTCAATTTCTTTTTCAAGAATTTTCTGCTTGTTTGCGATTACTTTGTAGTTTGCTTTCATATGAATCTCCTTTAAGTGCCCATGACGCGTCTTACTGTTGCAATTTTTATCTCACGTTTCCCTTCCGGCAGCACAAAAGTTGGCTCAATCCAGCGGACTTCTAAGCGAGTTCGACCTTCTCCAACCCAGTAGTGGTGCCAATGAGCACGGCGGACATGTGGTCTGACCGTACGGCCTGTGCCAGTTGCTGTGGATTTCTGATATTCTGCACCGGAAACCAGCTGCATTTCAAAGCTCTTGCCGATTACAAAGCCCACATTGTAAGTTTTGACATTTACTTTTTTAGGAGTAGCACCGGGTTTGGAAACAAGGACGGGCCGCTTCTCTTTCGGGATTTTTACCTCTTTGATTTCAGCATTCTTGGATGCAAGGTAATAAGCTGCAGAAACCGCAACACGAAGATACGGCTCAATACCGGCGTTGAATTCTCGCTGCTTTTGCAGCTCTTCCTCGCTGAGAACGGCACCTGGTACGTTTGAAACCGTGGCGTCATTGACAGTTGCAGAATCAGTTCCGTTCTGAAATGCCTGCTCGCGAGCATCATTGTTGCGCCGATAAGATTCAATCAGCTTTTTGCCGTTGAGACACCACTGCATGCACTGGCAAAGTTCGATGTTATCGACATTCGGGTTCGCCTTAAAAGGAACAATCAGGAAGAGCGTATCCACATCATTTGGCCCGTGGGAAGCATCGAATTCAATGTGTACGAACATCGCATCATGATGAGAGCCAGTGGGCAGATTCATGACAAAATCTCTGTATGGCAACCGCATCATAATGTCAGAATAAATAGGTGCGTCCTCAGTCTCAGCCAATGTTCTGAGAAACTCCGGCGCAAAATTATATACGGTTTTTGCTGCACGCCAATAGTTTGCAACGTATGCCATCGAGAACTGTGCGGCAAGCTCTCCATCCATCGCATTGGCAGCAATTTGACCATTTTGGATAAGGCGGTGCCCAAGCGGAATAAATTCACTTACATAGTAGTCATAGCCTTTATCCAGCAGCTTGTTGGCCCCAGAATTCGCAAGAAATTGACTGCTCTGCTCGGCATACCAGAGAGCACTGTTCACAATGATATTATCCACAATGCCACCTCACTGCCAGCATAATTTTATTGTTCCGTCAACAAAGAGAATCTGGCTGTACTTCTCACCGTCAAGAACGATGCAGCGGTCCTCTCCGTGTTTGTGAGCGCCGGTACAATACACAGTTTTGTTATTGATAGCCGGGATGGACGGTGCTTTTGCCAAAACTAGCTGACCGCGCATGGCGCAGATGTCGAGAAAAGAAATAATGTGGTCGCCCACCCTGGAAAACCTCCAATCTTGTTCACAGTGCTTTGACTTGGAAAGAGCCCTCGACATGCGGCAGCGGCTCGTTTGTCACTTTCAGAACGGAGCTATCTCGTTTCTCTGTCGTATATCGAATGGTTTTAAGAATCTCGTATGCCAGCTTGCTGTTGTAGGCAAGCCCTGCGTTGGAAATACCGAAGTTTCCGTTCCAGCCAATTCCCATCCTTTTGAGCTGCGGAATTAGAAGGTCACGGGCTTCGATGACGCCTGTTCCGTTCCAGCGTGCATCATGATACGCCTGAAAGTGCTGTTCATCGTTACCAGAAATATCGAGGGCTTCATAAATGACACCAAATTGACCCATTAGAATGCGAGAGTATGTATCCAACGCATCGGCAACGACTTTCCAGGAAGGAGTATCTAAGCCGATACTGTATTTATACGGAGCATCCTTTTCCGGCAGTTCCCGTGCATGATGCAGCATATCTTCCAGTATTTCGCTGCACTTGTCGGAATAGCTTTTAACAGGAGCCGTTACGTTGATAGCCGTCAGAGTAGCACAAGCACTTGCAATGTCTGCCTCGCTTGCTCCATAAGCCTCTCCAACCTCTTTGCAGATAGAGGAAAAATCGTTGCTATAAAACGTTATCATGATGGTGAGAGCGTGCAGGATGAAAGAGTACTGCTTGCTCGTGAAATCAATGTACATACGGCAAAAATCCTTTCACTTTTTACCCTTTCATTATACCGCGATTCGCAATTTCTCACAACGGAAAGCGCTAAATGGTAACAGTTTATACATATTTTTACAAGCAAAAAAGCCGCCTCCTTATGGAGGCGGCTGGACCCTTATTTTACAGCTTTTCTGATTTCGAGCTCGTGCTCATAGCAGCTTTTGCAAATCAGATAGCCAATGCCAATATCGTTCTGGATGGCCGCAGACGTATATGCGTTGTGCTCGTTGATGGTACGTCCGCACGCAGCACAATTGAGTTCTTCGTTGGCATGAACCATGATGTCGCAATGCCCGTTCTGAGGTGGGGTGTACGGCGTATATTGCTTCTTGATGAAATCGTATTTCTGCATTTTATGGCACTCCATTATTCATTGTTTTCTTTCGCTATTATATCACAAATTGTGGTGCTAAACAAGAAAGCAGTCCCCCATAAATTTACGAACAATCGCTGACTTTGGAGATTGCGACGTTTGCTGAAGGATTTGTACCTTTGAGCAGTATCCTGCCGTTAGATTTACGGACTGATTCCGTGAACTTCCTCACCAAAGCCTTGCAGCTATAGATGAAACATTCTGCTTTCAAACTTTGGTAGGAATCCAATCCACAATTTGCGGAACAAGGTCGGCTTATCGGAATATTGCATCGGAATAATATCAAGGTATTTTCGATATCGTTCCGAACGGATGAATCGGTAGTAAATGAAGGCACTTTTGGTTTCTGGACAATTTTGTTGTTTTGCTGTATGATAAAAGTACAACAATTAGAGTGATACAAGGAACGATAACGGCGAGGTACTGACAAGATGGACGTGACAATGCAGACGGTTCTCCGTCTCCATGAGCAAGGTATACCTAGAAGAACCATTGCCAAACGTGCAGGCATCTCATTGCAGAAAGTGCGCAAAATATTGATTACTGCCGGTGCCTGGTCGGATGAAACATCAGAAAAAATCTGGAAGATGCGGTCAAATGGTATGTCAGTTCCTAAAATTGCAGAAGAATTGGGCATGAAAACCAATACCGTTTGGAGCTATTTGCCATACAGCAAAGGCATGTATAATCAAGAATACCCGACCATTAACGCCATTCGAGTCCGAAATTCGAAGCGAAAAGCAAAAGAAAAAGCCCTCACCTGCACGGATACCGCACAGAATGAGGGCAGTGGCGCTTGCTGAAGGATTCGAACCTTCGGACAGTCTCCCATCGTCGGTTTTCTGGACCGATTTCATCAACCACTCGAACAAGCAAGCAGATGGCGCAGAGGGTGAGATTCGAACTCACATGCCGCGATTTCCGCGACGGCAGCTTAGCAAGCTGCTGCCCTACCGTTAGGCGACCTCTGCATAATGCACCTTTTTGACATAACATAGGTGCTTGTATGACCCCTGGCAGACTCGAACTGCCGACTCCAGCTTGAGAGGCTGGCGACTTGGACCAACTTGTCGAAGGGGCCTTATGGTGTGTCGGACTGGATTCGAACCAGTGAACCGTAACGGAGCGGTTTTACAGACCGTTTGCTTTAACCTCTTGCATACCGACACATATGGTGCTCCCGGCTGGAATCGAACCAGCGACACGCGGTTCTTCAGACCGCTGCTCTACCAACTGAGCTACAGAAGCGTGGTGACCCGTGTGGGTTTCGAACCCACAATAACCTCCGCCGTGAAAGGGCGGCAACTCTACCAATTCGTCCAACGGGCCATATATAGCCGCAATCCTGCGGCGAGGGTTTATGCGATGACAAGGATGTCATCAATTTTCGTATCGAGCATTGCTGCTAATATCACAAGGTTATCGATGGTGGGAAGCGCTGTTCCGGCTTGCCATTTAGCAACCGCCTGCGGAGATACACCGAGCATGTCTGCCACATCCTTCACCTTGATGCCTGCTGCCTTTCGCAGGGCCTTGATATTGGCACCTGTCTGCTGGATATCAATAGTAGGAACGTTCATTTTTCTTGCTGCCTTTCTGTATTGCAGGCAACAAAAAAGCTGCCTGCCGAAATCTCGACAAGCAGCTATGACATGCAGTTATCGCTTAGAAGACGCACCGCATCTGTACATGGTCTGTTTTTGCCTGTCGAGGAGTATGAGAAATAAAACTGCGTTCAAAGGACATGAACTCAGAATATTCGTAACTATACTCATACGACATGACATTAACAGTGTTGCACAGCATTTTGGGGTATCTCCTTTCGTTTCGTTCTGATATTATTATACCATGTTTTCGCAAGTTCGCAATCAACTTGTGGTTTAGTTTTTTGGTCTGTATACTCTCCAAAACAAAAAGCCGCCTCTTATGCGAGGACGGCTTTTCTTATTGTGGCAGGGGTAACACGACTCGAACATGCAACAAGCGGTTTTGGAGACCGCTGCTCTACCACTTGAGCTACACCCCTATATAGATACTCCAGCTGGGAGTCGAACCCAGAGTAAAACGGGACTTAAAGCCGCCGCGTTTGCCAGTTTCGCCACTGGAGCATATGGCGGGTTGTACAGGGTTTGAACCTGCGGCCCACGGATTAACGGTCCGTTGCTCTACCAGCTGAGCTAACAACCCATAAATGGCAGTTGTTGTACTGCCGGACATGGTACTCCCCGTGGGATTCGAACCCTCAAAACGGTGCGGTTTGAGCGCACTGTGTCTGCCAATTTCACCAGAGGAGCTTATGGCGGGCGTAGCAGGATTTGAACCTGCGACAAACGGATTAACGGTCCGCCGCTCTGCCTACTGAGCTATACACCCACAAAAGTGGCAGATAATGCTCTGCCGGGCATGGTGCGCTCGCGGGAAATCGAATCCCGAACACCCCGATTAAAAGTCGGGTACTCTACCGATTGAGTTACGAGCACTTGTCGCGCATCTTCCGTGCCTTGCTTATGGGAACACAGCTTTGAGGAATCTCACTTCCGATGCGCATGAAAGTGAGCGTTGGCCGAGAATGGTCGAGTCGAACAACCGTTGTCAGGGTCAAAGCCTGATGCCTTACCGTTTGGCAAATCCTCGAATATACATTATGTATAATAGCATACACTTTAATAAGCCTGGCTGGAATTCACTCCAGCGGCATTAGAGTAACCTGATTCTGATTTTCTGCATCAAAAAAGCACCCATCAGGCGTTGTGCGTCTGACAGGTGCTCATATCGTGCAGAGTATGGAAAACAACCGATACTTGGATGATTTTATTCAACCATCACTGCACTATGATTTGCACAAACAGACAACACAAAACAGCCGAAGAGATTCCAATTGCTCCACAGCTTTTGCAATTTATTCTGTTTGTTCATCATAGCAGCAAACATCGTGCGGTTTTCCTTTCATCAAAATTCAGTGTCTCAATTATACAATATGTAAAAGCCAAAGTCAAGGCTTTTCGCAAAAATAATGGAAGTTTCGAGCTCAGTGCATGTCTGGTTTCCAAGCCGCAATCCGCGCTATCGCCTCCGAAGCTGATATGCCCTCATACGAACACAACTCGCTTAAAGCCTCAGCCATCCTGGTCTCATAGTCAGCCAAAGCCAGGCCGATGGGCACCTTGATTTCAGCAGAACCATTCGTTGTTTCCAGAACGGGAGTCCTCGTGCTTTTCCTTTTGACGCTCCAGTTGTTTGCCAGCAAGTAGTCGTACAGTGCATACGGATTAACTGCGCTTATACCTTCTCTCGATGACAGTATCGTATATGCCCGCTTGTATTTTCTGGTTCTTTCCAAGTCCCTTTCAGTTGGAGTGTGAGGGAGCCTGGTTAAGTCCATATTGCTGCGCAGGTCCGAGAGCTTTACTTTGACAGCAATAGAATTTTGCTGAATATACCAAAGATATTCAGCATACGATATACCCTTGCTATGGGTTAACGTACTCACAGTGTCAGCAACCTCTTTTGGAAACCCCGTTCTGATGTCTTCTATTGTGACGGACGTATCTTCGACCGTATCATGCAGAAATGCCACAGCCTCGGCTATTGGGTCACCTTTTACGCCTTCTGCTACAACCGTAACGTGCGCTTTGAAGTAGTCCTGCCCAGCCTTGTCTTTTTGCCCGGCATGAGCCTTAACAGCCCAAGCTCTGGCTTTGGCAACCATCTCAATGTCAGACTGCTTCCACTCTAAAGGAATCGTAATGTTCACTTGTACGCTTGATTTTTTTGCCAACTATATCACCTCATACATATATTATGTATGTATTCTGTGCCGTCAGTCAAACTGTTCAACGAATATTTTACAAAAAATCAAAAAGAGCCATTCATCCCACAGGAAAGCCTGCAGGTTTTCTGGCTCGCAATTATAACCCTATTGGATATAGCAATCTGTTGCCTTGTGTTGCTCACAAAAACAAAAAAGCCGGGAAGCCCCGGCAAACATGGCGGCCAGAGTGGGATTCGAACCCACGGACGTTTGCGGCATCGCTGGTTTTCAAGACCAGTTCCTTAAACCACTCGGACATCTGACCACAAAAGGATGGGGCGGGACCGAAATCCCGCCCCACAGCAAGGAGAAAAAACTATCGATTACCGTTAGTTAGAGTATGGCAAATTAGTGGATGCCCAGGGAAGCGGCATAAGCAGCTTCACGAGCGGCAACCTGTGCCTGCAGAGCAGCGATGGAAGCGGCATAAGCGGCTTCACGCTTTTCAGCAGCAGCCTGAGCTTCAGAGGTAGAAGCGTACTGGGGTTCATTGCCAGCCAGAGTGCCAGCATAACCCTTGACGCCATCAGCGCCCTTGACAGTCAGAACTTCGTGACCACAATGGTCACAGACGTAAACGTTACCCTTGCGGGTCCAGTTGTGATAGCCACAGCTGGTGCAGACGGTGTACTCATTGCCCCAGGTGCCATTGGCAATAGCGGCGGCAATTTCACCGTGCTCAGAGACTTCAACGTTCTTGCGAGGAGCGGTCGGAGTAGTGGTGGTAGTACCGTTGCCCTTGTTGGAGCCGGTAGAAGTGTTGTCCTTACCGGTGTTGTCCTTATCGGGGGCCACTACGTCGCCCTTGTCATCGGGAGTGGTGGTGCCGCTGTCGCCGGTATTGTCGCCCTTGTTGTCGCCCTTATCGTCGGGGTTGGTGACATCGCCCTTGTCATCGCCCTTGTTGTCATCCTTGCCGTCATCGGGAGTGGATGCAGAAGTGGCTTTCAGGGTCAGGACATTGTCGTGAATGTCATCGCCCAGGAAGTAGAACAGGCGGTCGTGGTTCAGGCTCTTGCTGGACGCGGTGTAAGTATCGCCGGAATCGGTGGTCCAGGCTTCAACGCTCTGACCATCAACGCTGCCGGGGAAAGTGGCGGTGTCAGTTTCGGTCAGCACAGTGTTGCCGTCAATCTGATAGTTGATGGTGATGGAACGCGGATTACCTTCGGCCGCATAGCAGGAAGTGATGCCGTCAGCGGTGAACCACTGGTCAACTGCATCGTACGGCAGAGTGTCGCCGGGATAGTAGTTGTAGGTGTAGCCGCCGTGGCCCTGCAGGGTAATCCAGTAACCGTAGTCATACTGGCTTGCCGGGAACGTCATAGAGCCGCCCGGAGCCAGGTCCTGGGAAGAACCGTTGCTGAAAGAGAAATGATAGGTGTCGCCGGTGGCTGCGAATGCTGCGACAGGCAGACAAGTTGCCATCATACCGGCTGCTGCAATCCCTGCGATTGCTTTGATGATTTTCTGATTACTCATGCTGTGTACTCCTTTGCTTTTTTGATTTTTTCGTCTATTTATCTGCATTTATTCAGATACCGGTTTGAAAGAAATCAGCCGCAGCTTTGCTGCGTTGCCCACCATCTGCCACGTGGAGGCTTTCTCATGGATGGTTGACGAAGCAGATATGTGCTTCGCCAGTGTCGCAACCGTCTTCGCCACTCGACACAATTTCGGTTTGAATTTATCCCCGTAAAATCGCATGTCCATGCTGCGCGGAGAGGATAAAATTCTTCGTGGTATGGTTTCGGAGTTCCGCGCCTGATTGGCCGTACTACACGCAATGCAGTACAATACCCCAGATACCTTTGGCGAAAGGAAGCAAAAGGGTGTCTGGATGGAGAAGGGAGATGGCCTCGAACCATCGATACCCTGCTTTGCGGCAGGTGCTTTATCCAGCTAAGCTATCCCTCCATGATGGCGGGTCAAGCCCGCCAAATAGCGTTACGCAAACTGGAAGTCGCCGTACTGAGTCACGGCGCGTTCCAGGCGCAGAGGAATGGTTTTTGTGCTCTTCTGAGTGATGTCTTCGCGTGCTACCTGAGCTTCACTCACGCCAGCCGCCTGCAGGACTTCATACAGATTGGAAGGACCAGTACCAGCATAACCGCAAGTCAAGCCATTAACCTGAAGCGTGAAGCCGTGCAGATGCGGTGCCAAACCCGGTACGAAATCGAGCTCAACAATGACCTCGTCGCTCTTGTCGTTTACACGGTTGACAGCGATGGCGCGGATGTTCCGGTTGCCAAACATTTCAATCAGCTTTTTTGCTGCTGCAGCGGTTTCTATGGTAGTCGTACCTTCAACATTGATAATTGCCTGTTCCATAGAATTCATCTCCTTCCTATTATCGCTTAATTTGGTGATGGGGCTTGATGGCAGGTTCGAACTGCCGACCTGCGCGTTACGAATGCGCTGCTCTACCAACTGAGCTAATCGAGCACGATAGGGTGTTTTATGCTGGTCACCCCTTGAGCGAGAAGCCAACTCGCATCCAGCACCATTCGATAGCTGCATCGATGGATTCTGCTTTATACCCTTTCCGCTGTTTTCCGGTCTTATTCGCGACTAATACCGGGACTTTCGAATACTTTCAGGCACAGCACCTGTTTGTCTATTATTTTTGAGGCTGTCTCATCGACATTCGGACAGCGGACCACAAGTGGACCATGCTCACCAAGTTTAACGTCGTGGGTACGGTGACTGCGACGTGTGGAGCAAGTAGCGGGGGTCGAACCCGCGTCTCCGCCTTGGAGGGGCGGAGTATTAGCCGTTATACGATACCTGCATAAGATTGCGGGTGAACCCTCACTTAGCCCCGCCATGACATCCGTTTAGTAGGTCGTCATCCCCGGATGTCATCTTCACACCACCTGACAATCTTGCGAACCTCATCGTTGACGATACGCGAGAATCCAAGAAAGCGCTTGGGTGTTGGTCAACTTCAAATTTTGAGCCCTGTCGTTGATTCCCTGTCAAATCGGGTTAACGGTTGTCGTTGGGCTGTGTGTGAGACTGCGGCGAAACTTACCAGTTGCCGTGCAGCAATCTCGCCTTTACGGCTGTGTCGCGTCTGGATGCGCCCCGACTTGACGGGGATGCTCGTACGTTTGCATGCTTCTAAGACATTCGTCAGCAGCCGCAAGAGCCGCTGTCCGCCACCCGCCACGAGGAGGCTGCCTTAATGGGTGGCATGCTGTCCGCCAGATGTTGTGTATAGCATCGTATCATGTGATTTCGATACATCCAACGGATAGCGTCTGGAGCTGGAAATCGGACTTGAACCGATGACCGACTGATTACAAATCAGTTGCTCTACCAGCTGAGCTAAACCAGCAAATACAAACATTAGCCAGATGCCCGGAACACGGAAACATCTGTTGTCCACCGTCCGCCGCGTGGAGGCTGTTTGCTTGGACGGCTGGCGCGGAGTTACCCGCGCCAAAGAAAGGAAGGATATTACTATGAAACGGATGATTTTCACGCTTCACTTGTGTCAGCTCAAATGAAGCCATGCGACCAAGATTGGGGAAAGGAAAACCTTGATGTCTCAGGAGCCGTTCCTCTTCCTGAGAACAATTGTATTATACCATATATGTGGTATCCGGTCAATGAAAAGACACAATATATAGTGTCTAAATTGTAAACAAACATTAAGATACCACTATATCTAGTGGTTGGGGCAAGCGCATCAAAAATGCCTTGTGGTTCCGGCAGATTGCAGGAAAGTCAGCAAATCTTTAGCCGAACCTACCATGGAAACCACAGCGCCACTTTTCGCGTACAGGTCGGCAATGGAATCTTCCTGCCCCTATGGTTAGTCCTTCCCAAGAAAACGCACCCACTGTGTACGCTTGATTGGCTTGCTGTCGAAAGCACAGTGCTCGTCATGATAATCCGGCATCAGTTTCCGCTGGAAACACCTCGTACACGCTGACATACAGCATCCCCGGCTTGTAGTCAGCGTACTCAACCGAGCGTTTTTGGTCGTATACTTTCACGTCAGAGTTATCGTCCGCTGTGAGCCAAAGATATTTCACATGTTCGGCATAGCGCGGGTCTTCGATACGATAGCTCTGCCCCTCTTTGATTTTCAAATGACGTGCATTTGCTTGGGCACGCGAAAACTCAACGAATGCGCCGTAGTCGCCAATCACGATTCGGTTATACCCGCTGGCAATGACCGTGCCGCTTCTGGTTTCGAGCTTGGTCGTATCCCCGGACATGTTGCACCATTCCGGCAGAGCTTCTTTGAACTCTGCTCGCACATCCTTGAAGAAAGTTCGCGGGATAGGTTTATACTTGTATTCGTCGGCAAGCTGCTCCTGATATTTGAGCATCCGAGCGCCGGTTTCCGAAATTTTATGCTTCATGACTAATCCAACCATTCTTTTTCTCGCTGGTCGTACTCGGCAACTTCCCGCTTTACGGCTTTGCCGTCTTTTTGTATACAGTAATACGATGTGCGTAGTTTGCTGTGTGTTTTTTCAGCTGTTGCAGGGCTTCTTTCTCAGAGTTCGCCTGCTTCATCCAGAACAACTTTCCCCTGCTCACCGTAGTCACCCGTATAGCTGCTTCGGATGATTCGTGCGGCACGGTCGTTCTCCAGCTCTTCGTAGGCTTTGACAATTAAATCGACGTAGGTTTTGAACTTCTGCTCGTCACCTTCGCGATGCGCTTCAATGAGTTTTCCAATCGTGACAACGTTGATTTGGCTCATACTTTTTTCCCTCTTTCTACTACAATTATACTCTTCCGCTGAACTGAAATGTGATTTTTTGACGATTGTTAGCGGGAAATTCATAATTTGAAATGGCAAAAGTTGAACGTTGGGACGTCTGAATCCGGGTTCTCAACCTGGTATTTAATGACTCTTTTTTGCGCCCCTAAAGCCTTGTATGTCTGCTCTGCATTCACGCATAAGCCGTTGGCAAAGAAGAGAGTGGAACCATTGCGTTCACTGATATTTTCGGCAGAATACATTTTTGGCTTTCTGATTCCGGGGTCGAGATGGATTCCACCGCGCATCAGCTTTTCAGCATAGAACCAGACATCAACGCGGGAGAAAATGTAAAGCAGCTGCGTGGTTCTGAAATAATAGAGAATCTGGTCCGCACCACTCCTGTATACCCAGCCCGGGGTGTGCCATAAAGGGTCGATGCCATCCCGATACCGCCGCGCCACCCGTTGTTCGTTCAGAGCGTCAGGCACCATGGAGAAGTAGTCCACCGAGGTTTCCAGGTAGAAATTTCCGGTATTGTGACTGTCCACTTTCGCTTCCAGGCCAAAGGTCTTACCATTCTTCTTCCAGACAATGAAATCGGTATCTTTGTCTTGATATGATTTATCCTGAGTCACGTCATCGTAATGGCTAATGCCATGATTCACTTTGATAATCGGGTCGTTAAGGAATTTGCGAGCCAAGTCTTCTCCGAATTTTCCCTCATCGAGTTGCTTTGACATCTTAAACTGACGAGGGCTTTCTTCCCAGGCTATCATACTTTTACACGGCATCTGCCGAATTTTCAGGCAGCTGCGATACGATATGTGCAACGATACGTTCTGTACAGGCATTGACAACGGCGCTGGCAGTCCGCTGTTCACGCAGCGAATGGCAGAGTTCGTCGAGTTCGGATTCCGTGAAGGGATAGTCTGCCGAAGCAAGGAACTTCTTGCACAGTTCTTTCATGTCATCGTCGCCTAAAGGCTTGACGCGGTGTTTGAAAGTGAATCGGCGAATGAGGGCTTCGTCAAGGTTATCGACGCGGTTTGTAGTGCCAATGAGAATGACGTCATTCGGGAGCCGGTCAAGTTCCTGCATCAATGCGATGGTGACGCGGCTCATTTCAGCGACATCATCGCGGCTGCCACGGCACATTCCGATGGCATCAATTTCATCAACACAAAGAACACAAGGCGTGCGCTTTGCGTAATCGAACACTCTGCCGATGTTCTGCTGTGTCCGGCCAAGAGCAGAATTGACAAGGCCAGAGAATTTCAGGAAAACAAACGGTAAATTCGCCTTGTGTGCAATGTAGCGGGCCAATTCAGTCTTACCAACACCAGGAAGGCCCGTCAAAAGCAAAGAGCAAGTATAGTGGATGCCAAGCTCCTTGATGGCTAAAGCTGCTTTTCTGGTGGTCAGGAGCTTGTTGATGACTGTTTCTTCCTCCTCGCGGAGCAGGAACCGGCTCTCAGGGAAATTCGTGGCATCCTCCGCAATCAAGAGGTTTTCCAGGTTGGCGGGCAGCTGAATCAGTTCCGGTTTCAGAAGATTCAACTTTCTGAGTTCGTTTTCTTTGAACCTGGCGTCCTTTTCGGGTACATTCTTTTCAAGCATGATTCGGCACTGAGTCTGCGCGTTTCGAATATCGCCATCCACCACAAATCGAATTAAATTACGTACGTCGTCTGTCATTTCATTTTCTCCTAAAAAAGAAATAGGCCGCCAAATGGCAGCCCGTTAATATGAGGTTATATTCTGATTTTTGTTTCTACTGCAAATAGTGTTTACCGTCGAAACAGAGAGATTATATTCAGTGGCAAGCGCCTGCACCTTCTCGCCTTCCCTGTGGCGTTTAGCAATCAGTGCATTACGTTCCGTGTTTTTTCGCGGACGGCCGCGTTTCTGTAAAATTCCAGCTCTGACATTTTCCTGATGAAACGTTTCATAAATCGCCGTTTTAGAGATTCCGTATTCCTTGGCAATAGTGCTGACCAAGACCCCTCTTTCGATTTTGCTTCGAATATCGGAATTCCTTTGATTGGTCTTGTCTTTCAGCGCCTTGTGATAGTATTCCTGACAGGTTTTTCCAATTTGGCGCATGTCCTTGTAAAGAGTGGATTTTGAAATACCGTATTTCTCACAGATGTCTTTTGAGGACGTTCCTGCCTCATAATCCGCAAGAATCGCCTTGCGCCTTTCATCCAACTTTTTGGAATTTGTATGTAAATGCCCTGCAAGGACGGTACGGACACTGCTTCGAGACAAAAAGTATTTTTTGGCGATTTCCTTATCAGTCATTCCGGCTTTCGCATCTTCCAACATAGCCGCATTGCGAACTTTCGTGGCAGCAGACTGCTTTTTCTTGTTCTTCTTAATCGTAGCTTGAGCGTATTCAGAAACAGTATAGTAGCACTGCTGATAAGTCACGCCATGCTTCTTTGCGATTTCAGCAACCGTCATCCCGGCTTTCGCATCTTGAATCATAGCTTCGTTGAGAGGTGCTCTTTTTGCTTTCTTTGCAAGATTCTTTTCTTTTGCTAGGTCTCTCACCATGGCATAGCAATAAGAGCTTGAAAAATACGTTTCCTTGGCGATTTCCTTGACAGTTTTGCCAGAAAGATACATTTCCCGATCCTTTTCGCGGTCTTCTTTGACCTGCTGCTTCGCAACATCTTTCTTTGATGCAGCCATGCAATTATTCCTCACTTTGACAACTTTTACTTTCCCCTGGGCCTGGACTATACCGCTTCATGGCGCGATATACGCTTCCCTTTTTGAGCCCGTATTCTTCCGCAAGCTCTTTGACAGAAACGCCGTTTTTGTATTTCCTGACCATCTCGGCGTTTCTTTTCTTGCCAGTCTCGATACGGTTTTGGCTGTGGATTTGTCGGCCATTCTTTCCGTGCGCATGAAGAATCCGATAAAAGAGCGTTCCACTGATGCCGTATTTTTCCTGAAGCTCCGGAGATTTTGCGCCCATCTCATATTCATGAATCATCTGGGTTTGCCAGGCTTTCTTCTTTGCTTTTCTCTGCCGGGCCTGTTCTTCGTAAAAGTCCTTCAGACTATATCGGACAGTAGAAACACAGATTTGATACTTTTCGGCCAGCTGTTCCTGGGACATACCGTTCTTGGCATCCTCCAGCATCTTTTCATTTCGTGCCCTGACTTTGTCATGAGTTAGACACACGTGGGTAATCTTGTTAATCGGCATTTTCGCTATTCTCCTTAGCTCTGGCTTTTACGTTATACTGGTAAATCCCATTTTGATGAAGGATAAGGTAACCTAGTGAAGGGCTGATATTTACCTCCCTGCTCAACTCGATAATCGATTTTCGAGGATTTTTCTTGTAAGCATCAAGAAAAGTTTGGTTCCGCATCTTTTTCTCTTTTTTGAGAGCCGTTTCAATATGATTGTATTTTTGGCTTTCGTACTCTCCGCTCGAATGCAAGATTGCATAAATACGCTGCATGGAAATGCCGTACATCTTGCCCAATTCTCTGGCCGTCATACCGCCTTTATACTGTTTAACAATTTGCTCATTTCGAGTGGTAAGTCTCTTCCTCTTTTTTTCAAAATAACGAGGCGGCTCCTGCGTACCTTTTAGAATCTTGTAGCACATCGTTTCTGAAAGATTATATTCCCTCGCGATTTCTAAAATCGGCTTTCCATTTTTGTAATCTTCGATGATGCTTTTATTGCGGTTCATGCGTTCTTCTTTGTTTGACATAAAGCCTCCGATAAAAAGAAAGAGCAGGTTCAAAACTGAGCCCGCCCTAGCCTTTCGGTCGGATTTTGCCCGACCAACGATGTTTTTTGATGCCTTTCGTTCTATATTTTGTATTATATGCAATTCGCACAGATGCACAATGTTTTTCTTTCTGGTAATTTATGGTATGTGATGTGCAAAAAAAATTAGACCACCACCCTTTTTGGGGTAGTGGTCTCGATTGCTATTGCTTTTGAAAATCAATCCAGTAGTTTTCCGGCCTTGTATGAGTGGTACAAATAGCTCGGATTACAATAGTAAGTTGCAGTATTAAAATCTGAGATGTCATCGCTAATGAACGAGGAAAATACATCAATTACATCCTGGACACCAGGAGTGCTAGTACAGTCAAAGATGATGCGCTGGTACACTTTTCCGATATCTGTATAAGATGGAACCTTGTAGTGGCAGTTAGACACCGTATCATACGTTCCTTCCGGCACAGGAAAAAGCTCACAAATTTCATCGGCAGATTGCTCAAAGCTCTGGCAGTGAAACACATCCGCTGAGTCGAGAATTGCCTTGACTCCGTTTGTGCCAAGAGCAGAAACCACATCCTTGCGATGATTCCTCGTAACGCGGCCGATATATTCAATCAGGCTGCAGGTATAAAAGACATCGTTTTTGCTGTAGGTTGCAGTTTCAGTCATACTTCAATCGCCTCCTTAAAAGAGAGACATTTCAAAGCGACTTCCGTGTGAAAGCTGATTTGATGCGTGGGATGCTTGAATTTTGCCAACGCCCAAAAAGCTTCACGGCTAATATCACCGCTTAGAAAGTCGTTGACGTAGTTCCAAATGGTGTCATCCGCCATGGGTCCTTCCACAATATCATAGTCATGATGTTTGCCCGAGCGACATATAGCAATAAAATCAAGCCACTCATCACTCATTTCGGGGAATTTCTTAATATTTAGCATGGGAGATTCTGTATATTCAAACACGTTGACAATACCACGAGACCTGCCTTTTTTTGACCAGCGAGCGGCTTGTTCGTAGTTGCTAGTGCAATAGAATCCCCATGAAAAATCTTTGGCGTACCTTGTTTTTCTGACCTCAGGGTTGCGGACTATTACATCGCTGCCATGATACAGAACCATTATTATCACTTCCTTGCATATATTATACTTGTTTTTATGTGTCAACACAATCATTTCGTATGATTTTGGTTCCTACGCTTTTTGCTGAAAGAACCCGAATCAAAGTTTCGTTCTAGGAGTATCAGCTGTTCGATTCACCCGGCAGCCACTGCTGAGGATAAGCGCGAAGCAGATTTTTCGGTACGCAGTCATTCAGAGCGGAATTCTCAGCAAGAGCCATATCAATGATGTAGTAATCATTGCCGTTGCGCATTACATCGACGCTCCACTGCCCTGTCAACTCAATGCGAGGAATAACCTTCTTCAGCTCAGCCAGAACAGTTTGAACGCTTTCGTGGTAACGCTGGTTCAGAATGTCTTCATGCATCTTGTAGACAACATAATCATGGCGTTCCTGTGGGCTGCTGACTTTTTTGAATTCGTTCTTCATAACATCGCTGCGCCAATAAGGACTTGCGCCAAGGATTTCCTTTGTATCAAAATCCACAAACACGCGATATTCAGTGTGCAGCGGCAAACCGTTGTAGATGGTGGGGTTATTTTCTTTGTCCTTGATGTATTCTCTGACGACCCACTCGTTCGTGGTGTTCGCGCCGTAGAAGCAGCGATTGTTCAGAGGGGATGCCATCGAGCATGTCAGATGATTCAAAAACAAGAAATACTCGCCCATCTCATTGATTTCCTTCGGGTTATGGATATGAGCGTTGCGGAATTCGTATTTGGAAGAATACGTGCCCGTTTTGATAAAATAGTCTTCGTATCCATCAAGATGGAAGACTTTCTGGCAATAACGGTTCACGATTTCCTTTGTAACGGGATTCAATGTCTCGAAACCAAGGCGGGTAAGCTGCAGCATGGTGATAGGTACGCGAAGAATTTTTGTGTCCGGAACCTTGAAAAATGCGCTGCCGTACAATCCCTCTACCAGAGGAGGAAACCAGAAGCCCATAGAGTTGGGGTTCATCTCAAGCATCTGATAAGTGAAGTCATCAAGGTCGAGGATGTCAAGACCTTGACGGAACATGTTGTAGTAGAACATTTTTGTGCTGTCGTTCTTTGCATTCTTGTAGCCTGCGTAGTTTTGAAGCAGTTCCTTGTACGACGGCTCAGAAATGTCAATCTTCATCAACTTTCCGGTGAGCTGCGGACGGAGTTCTTCGGGGTAGCGTTTCAACTCCTCGTTTGTAACCTCTGTCATAAAGTCGCGGTTGGCAGAGTATGTCACATAATAGCCACCGCGTTCCGCGTTGTAGATGTACAGACGCGTTTCAAGCACCAGTTCTGTGACGATGCGGTCAATGAGCGAATTGAGTTCCGGTGGGAAGTAGACCTTTTTGTCGAGAATTGCTTTGACTGTAGCTGTATCCCACTGGAGCATATTTTCATGCAGCTCTCCGCTTTCAAGAACCTGTGTCTTATAGACCTCATCAAAGGTTTTGAGGGCATCAGGGTCAGTTTTGAGCATTGCTGCAAGCTCCTCATAGGAAAACGGCTTATCTTTCTTATCGGTTAAGATGGCGCTGATTTGTTCAAACATGTCTTTTGTTTCAGTCATTTGTGGTCTCCTTTTCTAAGAAAGCCACCGTTTCTGTAGGAAAACAGTGGCAATGTATAATTGACGTACTCCCACCGCTCACGCGGTGGGATTCTATGCTGACGCAATGCAGTTACAGGGTTTTCCAACAGCGTAAAGCTGCCAGATACACTATCTTTCGATAGACCAGTGTACTTACTACCCAAAGCGAAGCTTAAAGGCAAGGCAAAATGCCCGAAGAGCCAGCATAAAAAGTGTAGATATCCCCTTGACAAGGGTTTCACCTATCAAGTGCTACTGAAAGCGGCACTTCAAGGCAATCAATGGGGCTACGTCGAAACCCCTTAAATTATAGGTGCTTTAGAAGCCAACGCTACAAGGCAGCCACTCGTGGCTGTTTTGCAAGCGTTCTTTTGTTTTGTCGTGCAGCATCTTAAACTGCGGGAAATCTTTTTTAATGGTTTTCTTGTTATAGGATTGAAGGTTCTTCCTAAGATGTAATAAAAGGAATGCGGAATACAAATCTCTTTGGACAACGGTTCCGTCAGAAAGTTTAGCAAAACGCTGGGACAATTTTTTCTTGGTAAAACTATCGTCGGTATGGTCAAACTGCGAAGCTTTTGTTTCAAAGGTACTGACCTTGATAACACTGCCTCCGCAACGACTTGCTTTTTGCCCCAAAATGGTGATAAACAAAGCTGGAGCGCAGCGTCCTATAGATTTGCCAAACCGCTTTTTGGAATGCGCTCTACCGGTTTTGGGGTTGGTTTTCGTTTTCTTGCTGCGCTTCTGCAAGGCTTTGTAGTTCATATCTTCAACTACGAATTCGTTGCCGTATGTCAGCAATTCGTTGGCGAGAATATAATGCTCCGCCTTGCGTACGGCAGCAAGCTTGCGGTTCAAATTCCGCAGCCTGTACAGCAGCCGATAATAGTTTTTGCTATAGTTCCAATGACAAATTTGCTTATATCCGTTCTTGCGTTTTAGCCGTTTGATGGTTCCGTTTTTGTTAAAGTATTGCGGATTCATCGCACGGCGCGAACGGTCCATTTGCCGCATAATGCGAGCGATTTCCTTGGTAAGACCATTGCGAGCTTCCGCTATGGCAGACGGTGCAAGTACACGAAGGTCGCAAACATCTTTACCGCAAAACGTGATAGTCTGTGTGCCGATATCTATACCAATGCGGCCCTGCTTAACAGGGTGTTTTATGACCCCGTTACTGTCGCATTTGATGGGCGGATAGCCTTCCAAAACAAGTTGAGCGTAATACTTCCATTTGGTGCCGACCCATGAGCGAACAATCCGGCAATACTTCACACCGCATTTGAGCGCTTCCTGTTGATACCATCCAGTTTGAGTATCGGGGTTGCGCATTTTGACAAGGAATTCGTGTTTCTCGTAAATGATACGCAGATTACCTTCTCCGATATACGGTTTGATTTTCGCCGTGGCATCGGCAACCTCTTTGTCCATTTGCGCTTTTACTTCATCGGGAAGAACTACTTCTTCGTCTTTTTTAGCGTCGGGTTTTCTGTACGCATCGAAGTATTTTTTCTCGATAGAGTTTTTCGCTTTTCGCTTAGCGGATTCCATCGAACTCACCGTATGGTTTGCCGGGCGAAAGAATATACCGCTGTTGTTTTTCTTTCCGGAAAGGGTCACAAAATCGTCCAACTTTTTATAGTGTACGGTCTTTCCTTTTCCATAAAAGAAGTCATCCCACGCTTTCCAGACGGCGGACGCAACTTTTTGAGCGACATCGCAATTTACGTTGTACGCTTTCTGGTAGGGCACAACCAACTTGTGGAACGCACCCTCAGAAAAGCCCGCTTGCTTAATCAGATTGGAACGCTGCACCAAAAGTGCTTTCCGTTCATCTCTGTTGGCGGGAGCGACTTTTATGGCTTTTATAAGGTTTTTATATTCACGTGTTTTGCGCAGCTGATGCCACATTTTTGTGGTTTTCTTAACCATTTGGTTGTAAATCGTACATCCAACGCGAAACTTTTTGGAAAGAAAAATTTCATCCTGTTCGGTTACTTTCATAGGAAGAGTTAACGCAAACGACGGCGTACTGTTCTTGTTTCCGAAAGCCATAATAGCCCTCCTTTCTTTGATTGATTATATCGGTATTATAATATTTTTTGATGCAAAAAGAAATCAAGTAGCTTTCTTATTTACAGATTGTACACATTCGTCTTTCTTAAAAACTCATGCACCAATTCCTCCCACCGCTCACGCAGTGGGCTTCCTTGGCGCGGGTTTTGTGATATGGCTTAGCTTGCAATGTACAACTCGCTGTTGGAAATGTTTTCCAGCCAGTTTTTGTTCATTACATTACCAAAACGATATTTCTTCTGCGACTTGTAGGACCAATCGCAGCCGGAAACGACATCACCGATGGCGTTCAAGTACAGCTCGCCGCTGTAAAAGCCGATATCGCCGGTTTTGTTGAATTCGTATTCGAGCTTGTCTACATGAGGTTCACGCTTCTTATAGATATTCGAATCGAGATTCTTAGCACGCCCTTCGTTCAGTAAATAAGCCAGATGGAAGTCCGTTACCTTATCGTTACGGTTATATTTCAAGCCACTAAGGATACTTTCACTTTCATATGGGATTGCTTCGTGGAAGTTATCACTGCTGATGCAAAGACCGCACATATAGTCATCTTTTTCATCGCAGTAGGCCCACCACTCCAGACTCGCCATAGCAAGGTCAGCCATCTTATCGACAGCTTTTCCGTTAGTGACCATGTAAAAGCTTCCAACGGCGATACCGCGCTCTTTGACAGCTTTCAAGGTGTATCGAATTGCCGGTATATTCAGAGAGATTTCCCCACCGGTAAAGGTAAGAGAGCTGATATAAGCTCCCTTCTCAAAGCTGTCGAGAAAAGCATCGATGTACTTCTCCTGAATATCGATGCTTTCGGCATCTCCGCGCAGGCAGTGCGCACAGCACATATTGCACCGGCGCGTAACTTCTATGAATACGTTGTTTGCGCCATAAATACGCATTTTTTTTATGCCCTTTCTGTTATTCTTCCTCGCAATCCTCGTAGTCGTCCATGAAGTTCTCGTTGCGGTCAACGACAACATTCACATCCGGCGGAGCGATTTTAGCCAGACCATAGTTCAAGAAGAACGAGCCGGGAATGTCATCGACATCGCCCCAGTTCCAGCAACCACAGTTGATTTCCAGCTGTCGTTTGCCTTCATCCGTCTTGAGATAGTCCATGACAGCACTGCGCAGGACCGTTTCGGGGTCATGGATTTGCTCCGGATTGTAGCTGAATTGCATCAGCGTGCATTCCGTTGCGGATAAGCCAATGACCTCATTGGCGACGATAGTGAATACTTCCATCGCAAGTTCCCTCCCCTCACGCATTGACGATACCGCCGTGCTTGGCAAGCACTGCATCCACCGTCTCAACGGGGACATACCCATAGACGGTAAACAGCGGACGGGCTTTGTTCTCGGCATACGGCAGAAACTCCTCGACCGTCTCAGACAGATTGCCGAGCTCGACCTTGGAGTAGTCGCCGTCCTGCAGGTCCTTACTCGGTCTGCAGTAGTGCATGCTGCTTGCCTGAATCGACAGGCTGAAGCCGTCTGCACAGACTGCAATCGGCCGGAGCGCAGGGGTGCCGAAGATGGTTTTGGAAAAGGTCTTGCGGAGAAATTCGTTAACATTGTTGATAGCCATAGCGGTATACTTCCTTTCTGTTGTATGAGATGTTTTTGTCAGATGTACTTTTCCCAGAAGCGCTCGAACTCTTCGTCCGGCATCTGTGCTTCGGTTTCATCCAACAGTCTTTCGTAAGAATCACTGGAAACATCAGTGCCAATAAAATCAGCAACGGCATCATGACCGCGTTGCATCAAGGTGTCTTTCAGAATCGCCCAACGACATTCATGAACGGCATCATCCAGCGTTTTGTTGTCACGCTGCATCAAGGCGTCTTTCAGAATCGCCCAACGACATTCGTGAATGGCATTATCCAGCGTTTTGTTGCCAGCAGGCTGCCAATACTCGCCTGTCTGCTGAATTCGATAAAACTCATCCAGCGCATCATCAGCATTGTTTTCGCTAAGAATATCGTCAATAAAATTGACAGGATAATCCTTGCCGTTGATTTCCACTTCTGCATAACTGAAACAGTCGTCGTCACACGGCATTGCTGCACAGGTGACATCGAAAATTTCGTGCGTTTCCTTGTTTACCTTGCAAGGCAACTGGAATGTTGCTCCGGACTCGAAGTAAGAAAAGATGACCGCTTCCTCAACATCGTTGTCCGGGCATTTCGCAGACTGGATGAATTCCGGCATAGACAGCACATCAATACTCTCTCTTCGGTCGCCCATGGCAGGATAAACCTTCATGATTGTATAACCATCATGCTGCAGCTTTCGGATAGCACGGCACAGGTCCACACGGATTTCGTGCGAATCCATAATGGTGCCACGGTCATCCTTAGGTAGGAAGATTTCGATAACTTTGTTGATGTTAGGGGTTTCGGCAACGAAGTAGACTTTGTCATCGTGAATTTTGAACATTACATTACGCTCCTTTTGGTTCATACAAAAAAGGCGGGCTCCCTAAAAACAGGAAGTCCGCCCTTTAAGCGAAATTGTGAATGTACGAAAGGCATAAAGCCCTTTCGATATGGAATGTTATCTATCGTACAATTTTTATTGTAGTCGGTTCGCACAAGCACGCAACTATGATTTGGGATTTGAACCGCAAAAACAAAATGGTCAGACAGAGCTGGCGACTTTGTCTGCAATTTAATTTATTGACAATTTGGTGCTGTGTTGGTATAGTTAGAGTGAAAGGAGGGTTGTATTGCAATGGATATTTATCAAGAGCAAATCAGAGACATCTTTGGCACCACCGACCTTAATCAGCTGCGCCAGTATGCTGCACAGCTCAAAAGTGTGCCATGCACTCAAAAAAATCCACGCAATGCGGGAAGGAAATCTTGTTTATCTGAAGACCAGATAGTCGATATTGTGGAGCTGCATAATTCCGGTTTTAGTGCAGCTGCTATCGCGGATAAATACGAAGTTTCCCGCCAGACGATATACAAGTATCTCGACAAAGCTCAGCATTTCAGTGACGACCCGAATTATACTCTGCGCATCAACTACATGAACAGGCAGCAGCTCTGTACTACAATTGATGTTGATTTCCGCCACGAAAAAATCAAAATCAAAAACTATACAGATAAAATCCCTCTTCGCGCATTCGGTGTGGTGGAAGAACCTTCGTGGAAAGATTTCGAGATTTTCCTGCAAGACCGTTGCCTTCCTGCGAGCCGGGCCGGTATCAAGGAAATTCTGCGTGATATGGGCGTTCCTTTTTATGACCCGCTCCTTATCATCGAGAAGACGGAAGGCCGCATAGCAGGTGACCATCAGTGGATGCAGCTTATTAAGAGACCTGCCGCGTAACAGGAGGCCAATATGCAGCTTGTTGACTTCAACAACTTAGAGCCGCAAGAAACTCTAAATCACACATCTAAAGGCAATCAGCTAAAATGGAAGTACGACGGTTACTGGTATAAGGCTGACCATATGGGATACGAAGGCTTAGCCGAAAGCATCGTGTCTGCATTGCTTGAAAGGTCCAGTATCAAGTACCCTTTCGTGAAGTACGAATATTCCAAGATTTTATATCACGGTCGGACATACAATGGATGCAGAAGTGAGAATTTTATTCTCAAGAACAGCAGAGCCACGCTAATACCTCTCGAAAAGCTCTATCGCAGCTATACCGGTGGCAGCCTTGCCATTGATACTGCAAAGCAGGGCAATGTCCAAGAAAGAATCAAGTTTTTGGTTGATTTCGTTGAGAAGCATACCGGAATCAGAGACTTTGGACCATATCTGACAGCAATGCTCGAAGTTGATGCTTTCTTCTTGAACGAGGACCGCCACACGAACAATATCGCTGTTTTGTATGACGATACCGATGAGACCTATTCGCTCTGCCCGTTGTTCGACAATGGCTTGTCACTCTTATCCGACACCAGTTTGGATTTTCCTTTGGAACGACCATTAGAAGATTGTCTGCAAGCAATAGAAGCAAAGCCGTTTTCGCGGCATTTTGATGACCAGCTTGATGCTGCAGAGGGATTATATGGCATCCAATTAAGGTTTTCCTTTGGTTCGCATGATGTAAAGGACATAATCGATGTATTCCGTTCTGAGTATGGCAATGACATCTGCAATCGTTGTGAAGCGCTTATTCGTCGGCAAATGCATCATTATAGCTATCTCATACAAAAATGAAAACAGGGCAACGGCCACTGCGGTCGTTGCCCTATTGTTTTGCGCTGCTGCATGAAAAAAGCCGCCCACCAGAAGGTGAACGGCGCTATACAAAATTAAGTAATTTTATTCAAACCACCAAATTTCGTAAATACCCCTTTAAGGTTTGCAAATTCCGCAAGCCGAGTACCCTTCTTGGATGAGCTCGTCACGTGCCCCCATATAGTCGATTCGATTCTTTTGACTCATCGATTCGACTGCAGAGCAATCGGGTTTGTGAAACTTCATAGTGCTTGTATTCAGAACGTATGTTTCGTCTATTACAAGAGGTCTGCTGTTTTGTTCATCATTGGACTCTGCAGCACTACCGGCTTCAATCTGATTCTCATCATGATATTCACCGGAAGTGAAACTTACCTCTTTGCCATCCGAGGTGCAGTAAATATCACCCAGCAGGTCTGTGCGATAAACCTCGACACCTTTGTTTTGCAGCTTGTCGAGTGTTTCCTGATGTGGATGGCCGTAACTGTTCCATGCGCCACAAGAAATCACAGCATATGTTGGATTTACCGCATCCAGAAAAGCCTCTGAGGTAGATGTACTTGAGCCATGATGCCCTACTTTCAGAACTGTTGACTGAATGTCTTGTCCCGATGCAAGTATCACGTTTTCCGTTTCCTGTTCCGCATCTCCGGTAAAGAGGAACGAGGTGTCTCCATAGACAATACGCAAAACAATCGATGTATTGTTCGTATCATCGGGAGCAGAATTAACACCAACTATCGTGAATTCTGCTTCCCCTAGAGTATAAGTGTCTCCCACATCCGGTATGGTAATGCCTCCGCCTTTCTGTTCCGCGTGACTTGCAAAGTTCCGAAATGCTTTGCTGTCGTATTCTGTCACAGGGCATAGAGTCATGTCCGCAGTGACGGCCTCAAAAGCACCGGACAAGCCGCCGATGTGGTCTTCGTGCGCGTGAGTCCCAACGACATAATCCAGGTGCCCATCGGTTTCACGTTGCATGACAGAGTAAAGAACGTTAGAATCATCGACATTGCCGCCATCAATGAGCATTGTGTGGCCGTCGCAGGTAACAAGAGCGGAATCCGCCTGCCCTACGTCTATAAAATGAATTGTAAAGCTGCCGTCCACCGAACCGCCAGCCGTCTGGTCACTGCTCACAGTGCTTTCTGAGACGACCCCGATACTGGATGGACTTTCCGATATTATCGGATTCTGACCGCAGCCGGTGAAGCTGAGTGCAAAGAGCGCAGCGATGATTGCCGCCGTGCTCCGGAATAGATTGTTTTTGAGTTTCATACTTTTTCTCCTTTCAACAAAAAAAGCGGACCTACCCCGCTATGGGATAAGTCCGCTTAAAATACAGATTGTGAATCCTACTGATTGCTTAGTATCTGTTCACACTTTACATTGTACGGCGTTCGTATATTTTGGCAAGCGCTATTTTTCCCCAAACTTGATGTCGATATATACAATCTCAAAGCACAACGCAGCGCTCAAGACAAATCCAAGAACAACATATGACGGATGGGTCAAGGACCAGCCAGGATTCGCTAGATACCCATGCCAATATCTAATGTTAAGTACAAAAATAAACGCCGGCAGAATTAGATACCAGATGCTTTCCAGCACAATTTTGATATTTTTTCGCATCTCACTCGCCTCGAAATTCGAGCGGAATTATGGTCCGGCGCTTTTGGCTTTCTGAATACCAGAAAATACCAAGTCCGGCCAGGATAGCAAAAATGATAATTTTTAAAAGCCTTTTCATTTAGTTCTCCTTTATGCTGCGGATGCAAAGATGTCACCGCAAGGGCAATTGGCAAACATATCGGTGCGCCAAGTGACGCGTAATGAAACTATAAGTCAGGGCTTGCGCCCTATGGCCCACTTCGCTAATGTTATAATTGCGAGCCATTCATCCCACAGGCAAGCCTGCAGGTTTTCTGGCTCTCAATTATAACTGGCGGACCAGTTTAGGCGGGGTTGTTGACTGTGTCGATGTGTGTTTGCTTATTGCACTTATAATTCTAAGCCGTTCGCATAGCTGGTCAACTGCCTCACCACCCAAAAATTTCTTTGTAAACAAAAAAATAGCCCGCACAGAACTGAATCTGTACGGGCTCGTATTAGTCATGGGGATGTTCGTGGCAGGGTTCAGGAGGCATACCATGCGGGTCAGGCTCTGGGAAGTGACCGTGGTCCCCGATGATTTCCGAAGTACGGATACCGTTCGCTTTCCGGCAAGCCTCGATGGTCTTAGAAAGCACTTCCTTGACATCGCGCGGGTTCTTGATACGACGGATATCGATTTCCGGTGTCATGGCATCCGTGGAGCAGAGATGGATGCTACCTACACGGCAAAGACGCTCATAGAAGTTCTGCTTGAACGCGATGTCCCGGACGCGGTACAGCTGAATCTCATCCTCGCGCAGGTTAAAGCAGCCACGTTGGATGATAAGTTTGGTCTCGGTCAGGGTGTACTTCGTGAAGGACAGGGGCAGAGAAAAGATGGTGTGGCGTTTGCGGTCGGTCCAGAGAATTTTCTCCTTATCCAAGTCGATACCGAACTCGCCGTTTTTGAGGGTGGACATGGTATGACTCCTTTCGTTGTGGGATTTGTTTGGGTCGTTGTTATTTTAGGGTATTGGAAGTCCGCCATTAAATATAATTAAACAATATGACACAGTTTTGATTTATTATATCATCTCATGTTATAAATTACAATCTTGAACCGATAATGAGGAGATATTTATGGTTATTCTTCTGCGCTTACCATCAGACCGTGCATATATTTTTTCGATGTGCCATTGCTATTTCTCAGCCCTTCTACATCAATTATTGCCGCCCTATAGATAGGCTGTAACATTTTGCGATTAACGGACAGTTTATCATAGTATTTATACGGAGCATACCAAACAACATAATCTGCGTTACACTTTTTTAAAATGCCCTGAAACTCCTCATCATGAGCATAGAAATGTAATTGACCTGAGCTGAGCGCAAAGTTCTGTCCTTTTTTAGGTACACAGTAGGTTTGACCTGCATAAAGTTGAGTGTATGCAGTGGATTCATCAAACACAAAAAACACCGTTTTGAAGTTTTTGTGATTGCTTTGGTATAAAGGTATTTTAGCGTTGTGTCCTAAAATAACTCTTTTGAACGAATCAAAGTACCATTTGAATTGATGGTCTTCCATCGTTGGCAAATCTGTTACAGCATTTATCAGGATATCGGGTGTTTCATCAGTAACAACACCGCTTTCTTTTAATTCCCTAAACAGTTTGTTTTCCAACTCTGCTCTTGGGTTTCGCAATTTTCCCTTTTTTGTTTTCCTTGTGTTGTCATCAACTTTCATGACATCCATCATTAAGCCGTATTTGTTTGAGTAAAAGTCTGGTGGCGGTGCGTCGTGTGCGGAAGCATCTACCCATTCGTTCCAAAAATCTCCGCTCTGGATAATATTGCACAACTCTATTTCTTTACTTGTACCACAAAGTAAGCAAATCACTTTTGATGGTTCTGTTTGGAATCTGCGAATCAACTGCTTTTCAGATTCAATCACGATTATCACCTTCATGTCTTATTTAAAACGAAAGCCTCCTACCGCAGTCAGCATGCTACTGATTACGATAGGAGGTTCAAAACCTTTTGCAATAGCTTTATTATACCACGCTTTACAAATTACTCAAGACCAATCTCAATAACTCAGTCAATATCTAAGTAACCAAAATCCTTTAAATCCTTTGTGAGGACGAAGACGCTCTGGACGGATGTATTGGGGGTTGGTTCAAGACATCTGCCTCAGCGTCGAGTGCTGAAAAGGACTACGATGGTTTTTGGGGGTGACGGCAGTCACGAAGCCGGAGTATAGAACCTCATTACTGTGATTGTTTTGGCAGATGGTTTTCTTAGTATTAAGCATTGTCTTCCACCTTGCTGATTTCTTTAATTCTATTTGTCCGGTCATATCCTCTGCGAATTTCTAAAAAGAAATTTGTTGCAATCTCTACGCCGAGAAAATCCACCACGTGAGGAGTTGGAGTACATCAATTATCCGACTTCGCCGCATTGCACTTCTTGCACAGCATCTGCAGGTTGTCATCCGTTGTATGCCCGCCCTTGCTCCAAGGAATGATGTGGTCACCTTCCATGTCCTCAAAAGCGTACTCGGTGTTGATGCCATTTGCAACGCACAAGGGACACTTATGCCCTTGCCGCTCATAGGCGCGGAGTTTCTGCGACTCAGTGAACGCACGAAGGGACAGATGCTTTTCGTCACGCCAAGTACGGTCAGAGAGAATGAACGGGATGATGCCTGCCTTCTTGGTCACATCGTCATCCAGCACGAGTTTCTTGATGTCAGCTTCCAGAGCGTTGCTATTGTACTGCTTTGTATGGTACTTGTTGTAGAGCAGTCCCCATACCTGTACATCCGTAATCCCCTTCCGCTTCGTCGGGAACAGCATTTTAGCCCAGTTGATGACAGACTGGAAGTAAAGCCAGAGGTCATTGGCATCCTCGTCATGCTGGTGAATCGCCATGTACATTTGCCCGGATTCCAGACTGTCACGGTCAGCAATCCATGCCAATGCCTTTTCCAACAATTCCTGTCGAATCGGGTTGCCTTTCAGATAGCCGTCAGCCATTTTCGCAGCAACACAGTTGCGCTTCGAGAAATAGTTCTTGGCATCCGCCAGCCACGGCCCTGTATAAGTAGCATTCAGTAGTTCCTGCGGAGTCAGAACTTCGCCAGCAATGTTAATGCGCTTAAACCATTCCAATTTCTCGGCTTCGGTGCCTTCGCAGATGTAGACCGTCAGTTCATAGTCCAGGATTGCCTGCTTTTCCTCGTTGGTCAAGTTTTGAAAGAACTTGTCGTTGCCATTGATTTTGACGGGGAAATCCTTGTTGACATACTGCGCGATAGAAATTGTCCGCTGTTGTCCGTCGAGAACTTCGTAGGTATCCGGACCGGTCTTAGACCAGTACATAAGGTTCAAGGGAAACCCGTTCATCACCGAATCAATGACGGCTGCACGCTGCTTCTCGCCGTAAATGAACTCACGCTGGAAGGACGGGCGAATCGTAAGACGGTTATTGTAGCCAAAGGCACCGCCATCGCCATTATCCTTGTAGTTCTCGACAAGGTCAGATACCTTGATTTTTGTTTCTGTGATTTTCATAATTATTTACGACCTTTCTTTTTTTGAGGCGCACATTCTTTTTCAATCTGCTTACGGAGCCAGACCTCTTGTTGCTCTCGTAATTTCCATAATGCATCTGACGGTGCATCCGTGTCTGGTTTCACTTCGCCATCATCCTGATACCACCCAGCAGAATCATGCATTATATCGATGATATACGTTTGACACGCCCCGCCAATACTTTGTTCTGCGTGATATTGGAACACATTGATATTTTCAAGAAGGCACCCACGAGTTAATGAAATAGCATTAGTGAGCGAAAGATTTTTATAGTCAATTCCAGAATTCATTATGGCATGTGCAACATCAGTAATGCCGTTATATGAGGCCCCATAAGAGCCCATTTCTGTCGATAAAACAATAGATGATTTGGCAGTGTCGATAGTGTAAGTACAAGCCGTTCTCCCAAATTCAAAATACCCACTAATCTTAAATATTGTGCAGCCGTTACCATTGACGCGGAAGTATTCATTCAATATTTTTAACGGCAAATCATCAATGGTGGTTTGCTTCCCATATTTTTTACGTATATCATATAAGAATTGCATTACGGTCAGGTTTTCTCTTACTTTTGCATCACCACAATGGCTTACAACAATACGATTTGGAAAGGGTACTATTTTTTCGGCAGTATCATCGTATTGAACATGTCCTTTACCATCTCTGTGAGTAGTGCGCGTATCAGCGCAGACAACGATACCTTCAGGAACAATAGTATGTATAATCAGTGACATATCATCACGCCTCGGCTTTCTTTTGAATAAAAATCCGCTGATAAACCGAATGTAAGTATTTTTCGTGTTTATTAAGACTGTAATCGCATTTACCTTTTCCCGGAATTTTAGGGGACATTTTATCTCTCAATGCGCCGGACCCAGAAGGTGAAACTCCGTCAGCCTTCAAAAATGTGTATTCGTCGTCAGGATAATACACCTCAATCCGGCACGGAGTATCATCGAACATAGAACCACCAACAATCTCAAACTCATCCGGATTATACTTATCCAAGAACGTAATCGGCACACCCATAACGCCCTTGTAGTCCACCGGGATATCCGCAACTCTGTCTACATTGATGGCCGCGTAATTATCGTAGTGAGGGTATCTCTCCTCCGCATCCGGCAGAGGATTCCCGTCATCGTCATAGTACCGCTGCCAGAGAATCAGTTTCTCGTGGCGCTTCTGGATGTCGAGGTTGGTGAACCAACGCCCAAGACCGGCGACTTTCTTTGTCATTCCAGACGGCGTATCGAATTCCGACGGGGACATGTAGCCAATCCAAACATGATTGTCCTTCAAAAGCGGGAAAAATTCTTTGTATGTAATGGAGTTCTTATTGCCAATGATAACAAACTGCTTTTTGTGCTCCACTAAGAGCGAGACATATTCTCTGAACATTGACCACGGTGGATTCGTTACCACGATATCGCACTCATCCAGCAGTTTGATGCACTCAGCGCTCCGAAAGTCACCGTTCCCCTCCAAAGGGGTCTTGACTCCGACTTCTACATTGTTGTCATCCCCACCCTCGTACTCCATCTTGTAGGTGGGCTCTGTACGGTCATAGTGTGTGGAAATCAGCTTCTTTAAGCCGAGCTCTGCAAAATTTAGGTGGAAATACCGCCAGAAAGCAGACCAAGTGGGGTCATCACAGTTGCAGAATACGACCTTGCCCGCGAAATGCTTTTTGTAGTGCCGCAGTTCTTCAGCGACATCCTCGATTCTGGTGTAGAACTCATCATTCTTCGCATCCTTCGCCTTATGAAGGTTATCGTTCTTTGCCATCTCCGTATCCTCCCAAAAATAAAACCCCCGATGCCGTAACATCGGAGGTGTAAAAATCAATTATTTATCGTTCAGAATCGCCAGCAACCCATCGAGGATGCCGATATAGTTGTCGTCATTGATATACTGGATGGTGTTAATCATGGCCGTTTTCAGTGCATTGATAGGTTCTCCGCGCATTGAACCGGAAGTATCGACAACGAACAAAAGCTATTTCTTAGTCTGTGCGGGTGTATCCGTGGTCAGCTAACCATTTATGTACTTCATTCGTGACGTCCAATGTATCGATGGAATAGCTGTTAACTCCCAGTTTGCCATTGGAAAGATTCATGCCGATATTATAAATGAGCTTGTGGCCTTTCATTTTGCCGATGGTCGTTGTGCTTCCTGCGGCGAATGTTTTGACTCCGACGCCGAGTTCCGAGTTATTCTCGTAGTCCAGCTCTTTGTAAGTAAAATTGTCTTGTACAAGAATCAGTTTTTTGAAAATCTGATGACTCTGCAAGATGCCATTATGAATGGAAAGGCAGTTTTGCCAATCGGCTTCAAAATCAATCCAGTTCCCGAATGTGGAAACTGTCAATGGAGCATTAGGACTCTGGTTGATAGCTGCCGCCTCTTGAAGTAGCAGTTTCTTAGGTGTTTTGTATTCCGCTACCGGATAGTTAATTTCACCCTTGCACAGTATTTTCGCAAATGCTTTGACGGCAAGCTTACCAAAGATAACGCAGAAACATCCGCAGAAACCAAAAAATGCGCCAAGCAGATAGAATACAAGTGTTGCTGTATGGATGCTTTCGGGGTCGTATCTCTGCGCTGATGCCTCCGAGATAACAAGGCCAATTGGAATCAGCAGCAAGATAATGCCGAAAATTATAAAGGCGATTCCCATTGTTACCCACATCCGACCCGTACCTGCCGGGGTCGCATATTTCAGTGCTCTTTTCCGTTCTTTCTCAGACGGAATCATCTTATCCTTTTTGGCTGCCATGATTTCCTCCTCCTTTTAATTGTGAAATCTGTTGTTGATTTTCTGAATTAGCCAAAGCTGAGCTGCTCCGAGTCAGTTGAAAAGAAAGCCGCCTTTTTCTTTGCCTGCTCTTTTGCACTCTTACTTATCGGTTTCTTCGTGCCGTCCAGATGATGCTTGCTCTTGTACGAATAGCCTTTCCAGGCAGCCTGATAGGAAAGGTAGCCATATCCGTTAGCATTGTCCAGGACCTTATCAGTTGCGGCCTCGACCACAACATAACGGGGCTGGTTGGGCTTTGAGAGTTCATCGCTTTTCACGACACGATAGCTCTTCTTCTCATCTGCGCCGTACTTGGAAAACGGTAATGCGGATTCCTTTTTGGGCTTGGATTTTGCCTTGGCGCTTTCGATACTTCCCTCAACGGAATCCACCAGTTCAGAGTCAAAGAACGCCTCATCGAGCGGCACATTGGAATTGTTCTGCTTATTTGCTTCTTCGATTTTCTGATACATGGCATCTTCGGCACGGCGCATTTTCCAAACCTTGATGAGGACTTTTTCCGGGAACGTGATGGTCAGTCCCTTTTCCGCCAGCATCTTTTGGACAACAGATGTGGCAAAAGACTTGTATTTTGCATACGGTCCTTCTTTGTGCTGTTCGATTTCATGGCTTACCTGAGTCATGTATTCCTCAAACGCCTTGTTCTGGTCGAGCCAGAACTCGACTTCGGAATAAGGAGAATCATGGTCCACGGTTTTTTGAAGTTCGCAACTCTTCGCATAAGCAAGACAAGCGTCTTTCACATCGGCAAAACCAAGCCCAAAATTATCGTTCAGAGTGTTTCGGCGTGCTCCATCCATCACGAAATAACGGCTTCCTTGCTTGATGATGGCGATACCATCTCCGGAAGTGATGGCGGTGGGTTCTTCCGCATATCCGTCGTCAGTCCAGCGGTCGATAATCGATGCCGTATCCTGTACAAAGCCTTTTCGGCAAGTGTAATAATCCGCGCCGTTGTAAGCTCGTTTCGTGATGCACTTGAGGATTGCGTCAATCAGAGCGTCCTTATCCTTGATTTTTACGCTGTACATCAGGTTACTTTTCACGTTCCAGACAACGCCATATGGAAGACCCAGCGCAATCATAGAACACGCACACTGCAGAAAATGCTTGTGTGCCAGACTGCTGATGAACTTGATGCAGTAGACGGTGTTGTTCTTTACGACATCCGCAAGGCCCGAGGCATAAATCACTTTATGGTCATTAGTATGGATGTCGATATCTCCGCGTGCCTGAACATACTCATCGGGAGTGAACACGGTGCCAAGCCGCATACTGAGCGACATTTTGGCTTTTGCGTTCACAAAAGGAGGCTTGACCTGTTTTACATACCGGCACTGATTCGTTTCAAGCGCCGTGAGCAGCAGAACCTTATCCTCGACCGTTGCGCCTTTCTTGATTTTCAAATACTGCATGTCCTTGTGTAGGTCCATATAATATGCAAGTGCGTCATCAATGTCGTAGGAGTTGAAGAACCCTGCCTGCATGTAGATACTGATACAGGGGGATAAATCAATCATTGCGTCTGCTGTCTGTACATCAATGGTCGTATTGTCATCGCGTTCAATCGGTGTAACTTCCAGCAGCTTATAGCAGGCATCCACATCTTCGATGAATTTGTGGTCGAACATCTCGGAGAACGAAAACGGATGCCGGAACACGCAATTCATTCCAGTCGGTGTCATCAGAGATTTATCGCTCAACGGATGGTCATAGTTCACGAAGATAATCCGCTGCTTTCCTCGGCTTGCTGCGACACAAAACAGATTCCGAAGAATCTCATATCGTGACATCGGCTTGCTTGTGCGGGACGACCAGTATTCTTCAGTGAAATCGAACACGACACAGATAGGTCGTTCCATACCTTTGCTGCCGTCAAATGTTGTGAAGATACCAACATCTGAGGAGGGTGCTACCGCCTTATCCCCGTCATTGTCCGCGATACTTGCATAGACGTGATGCTTGTCATAGAGATTCCCCGGTCGATTCTCTAAGTCATTGAGCACCTTTGTCATAGCTCCGATTCGAGCGCCCAGACACAAAACATCTTTCGGGTTTTGTTTATTCAGAAACTCCGTCACCTCATCGACTGACATCTGTTCCACGATGCAGGAACCATTTACGCCGTTGATGGTCTTGCCCCAGATATTGCCGAGTCGTTCTGCCAAGTCATGAGAAATACGGAAGCATTTCGTGAAAACCACCTGTTCATGGCGGCCGAGAAAATCCTGCATGAACTCCCAGACATCCAGCGCTGTATCATCGTAGATTTTCTGCTTCATATCGCCCACTGCGACGATTTGAAGGCCCGGATTCTGAGAGCGGATATATTTGAGCAGTTCTGCAATCTCGTCATTGATATCCTGATACTCGTCAATGATAAGAGTATCAATTGGCGGAATCGGAATTTTCTTTTCCAATACCATAGCGAGCTGTTCGCCTTGTCCGCAATTCCGGATTCCCTTTTTGTTCAGCAGCAGGCTTGCAAATCCGTGATAGTTCTGGACCAAGACATTATGATTTTTGATTTTGTCTTTGGCGTCAAGTTTGAGTAATCGGTTATAGGTCAAGTACAGGATACGCCGTTCTGGTGGATATGCATCGCAGAGTACGTTGATAGTCGATGTTTTTCCGCTGCCGATGCAGGCGTCACACAATACGTTTTTGCCCGACAATGCCAAATGTACGAATTCCTGCTGTTCGCTTGACAAGTTGTTCAGTGTCATAGCCAAATTCGGACTTCCAACTTTTCACGGGTTGCCCCGTTACTCAGTATGGATTTCTGCT